CTTGATATTTTCCCCGGCGGGATTTTTGAGATTAGATTTTTGGAATGTTAATACCACATCACTAAAATTAGGCCCAAAAACTATGTCTAGAAACTATACCAAAACTATTGTGAAAGGAGATGGTAGTATGGCGAGACCGAGGAAGAAGTCCGATGATATTTACATAGACGGACCCGAAGTTAAGAGAAAGCCTGCTGCAACTCCTGAAGCTAGAGAGAATCAAATGATTGCCAAGGCCATCGACCTAGCTGAAAAGCAATTGGAAGAAGGTACAGCATCAGCAGCGGTGATCACACACTACCTTAAATTAGGAACTGTCAAAGAAAAGTTAGAGCTTGAAAAACTAAAGAAGGAGAATGAGCTTCTTGTAGCTAAGGCTGAGAATCTACAGACTGCTAAACGAGTCGAAGAACTATATGTTGAAGCTATGGAAGCATTCAAAGGTTACAGATCTAGTGTTGACGCTGTCGAAGAATGACATTCGTTGTTACTCAGAATTAAAAGAGCTCAAAACTTTTCAAGAAAGATTCGAATACCTCAAATTAGATGGATCGGTGGGAGTAGAAACGTTTGGATTCGATAGATATTTGAATCAAATGTTTTATAGGGATCCCGAATGGAAAAGGATACGAAGAGAAGTCATCATAAGAGATGAGGGCTGTGACTTAGGTATGTTTGGATACGAACTTAGAGGAATGATACTGATACATCACATGAATCCAATCACTCCTGATGACATAGCAAACCACAATCCTGATATTTTGGATCCTGAGTATCTAATAACAACATGCAGACGAACGCATGATGCAATACATTACGGAGCAGAGTTACCAGAATACGAATTAAAGGAACGAAAACCAAATGATACTTGTCCTTGGAGGTGATATGAATGGACTCGATACTTACTTCTATTAAGAAGCTATTGAATCTAGCAGAAGATTACGAATACTTCGACGCTGATATAATAATTCATATCAACTCAGTATTCGCAACTCTGCATCAACTTGGAGTCGGACCAAAAGACCCCTTTAAGATTACTAATAAGGATCAAAAATGGTCTGACTTTATACAAGACAATGATAAGATAGAATCAGTAAAGACATATGTATATTTGAAGGTGAGACTATTGTTCGATCCACCAACTGGATCAGCAGCAGACGCTTTTCTTCAGCAAGCAAATGAGTACGAGTGGCGCTTAAACGCTGCCGCAGATGATTGGGAAGAACCAATCGACGAGGGAGGTGAAGATGATGAGACCACCGATGACGGATGATGAGTTAATGCATCATGGAATAATGGGTATGAAATGGGGTAGACGTAGGTACCAAAACCCAGATGGTTCATTGACTCCACTCGGTAGGAAAAAGTATGGCGCCAATGGTCAATACATGGGAGTTACGGGATATTTTAGAAAACGGAAGATGAAGAAAAAGATGAAGGAGCTTCGTAAGAAACGAGATGAACTCGCTAAAGATCGAGAGAATCGAGAATACGAAGAATCCAATAGAGATGTTAGAAAACTAAGCGATGCGACTCTTAAACAAAGGAAAGAGAGATTGCAACTTGAGCAAGATTACAAAAAGCTTAGAGATTCAGAAAGACATCCTGTTAAAGCGGCGTTTAAGAAGACCATGCTTGAAATCGGAACAAAAACACTAACCAATGTAGCAACGAAAGAGCTTACAAAGATTGGAGAAAGAGCCGCGGATAAGTTCTTATTAAAGAAAGGTCTTATCGAGAAAGGCCAAACCGTTTTCAGCAATAAGCAAAAATAAACAAAGCCAAATTCGCCACAAAACAAGCTTTGAAATACACAGGTAAAACTGCATTGGCGGTAGGTTTAGGAGCTGGTGGTTTCGCAGTAGGCGCTGGTATGGGCATGGAAGGAGCTCTTGTTGGCGGAGCCGGTAAGACATTAGCTAGTAAGAAAGCTCTCGAATACGGGATAAAACGAGCTGCCATTGGCACCGGTATAGGATTGGCTTCACTCGGAATTGGCAGTACTGCGCAAATAAGATCAACTATAACGGCTTTAGGTAGCAAAAAGCGATACTCTAATCTTACAAAAGAAGAAAGAAACAGAATAATAAATCGATATTTGAAGAAACCGAGGTGAGCACTATGGCCCTATCAAACACAGCAGTTCCAAAATACTACGCGCAATTTAGAGATCAAGTACTAAATGGCGAAATACCAGTTTGTCGCGAGATTTCTATGGAGATGAATCGTATAGACGATTTTATAGCCAACCCAGGAATCTATTACGATGATGAGGCTGTTGAAGGTTGGATCAAGTATTGCGAGAACGAGTTGTGCTTAACCGATGGGTCTGAGCTACATCTATTAGATTCTTTCAAACTCTGGGGTGAACAGATTTGGGGATGGTATTACTTCGTCGACAGAGACGTATACGTACCAGCTCCAGCAGGAAGAGGACATTTCGAAAGACGACGTGTAAAGAAACGTCTTATAAATAAACAATACCTCATAGTGGCCAGAGGAGCTGCCAAATCTATGTATGCATCAACTATACAAAACTATGCTTTAGTTGTCGATACAGATACAACACATCAGGTAACAACAGCTCCAACTATGAAACAGGCCGAAGAGGTTATGAGCCCTATAAGAACTTCTATCGCGCGTGCGCGAGGACCGCTATTCAAGTTCTTAACAGAAGGCTCTATACAAAACACCACCGGCAGTAAAGCCAATCGACAAAAGCTGGTACCTACAAAGAAAGGTATACAGAACTTCTTAACAGAATCACTGTTGGAGATAAGACCGATGACAGTTGATAAACTACAGGGATTGAGAAGCAAGTACAATACAATCGATGAGTGGCTTTCTGGTGACATAAAAGAAGATTGTGTCGGTGCCATAGAGCAGGGTGCAAGTAAGTTAGACAACTATCTAATACTTGCTACAAGCTCTGAAGGAACGGTTAGAAACGGACCAGGTGACACAATCAAAATGGAGCTTATGAGTATACTAAAAGGTGACTACATTAATCCTCATGTATCGATCTGGTGGTATAAACTAGACGATATAAAAGAGGTTGCCGACCCTGCGATGTGGTTAAAGGCTAATCCGAATCTTGGTAAAACTGTTAGTTACGAGACTTATCAAATGGAAGTAGAAAGAGCGGAAAACGCTCCTGCTACTCGTAACGATACACTCGCTAAAAGATTCGGAATACCCATGGAGGGTTATACATATTTCTTCACTTACGAAGAAACATTACCGCATAAGCTTCGGGAGTATTGGGGAATGACATGTGCATTAGGAGCTGACCTATCAAAGGGTGACGACTTCTGTGCTTTTACATTTCTTTTCCCATTACCAAGAGGGGATTTCGGGGTAAAAACCCGAGCATATATTACAAGTCGAACTCTTGAGAAATTACCAAGTGCCTTACGACAGCGATATGATGATTTTTTGAGAGAAGGCAGTCTTATGGTCATGGAAGGCACAGTTCTAGACATGATAGAAGTGTACGAAGACCTCGACAAACACATAACCGATTGTGAATACGATGTAACATGTCTCGGTTATGACCCATATTATGCAAAAGACTTTGTAGAAAGATGGGAAAAAGACAATGGTCCTTTCGGCATTGTTAAAGTGCCTCAGGGAAGTAGAACAGAATCAGTTCCACTAGGAGAATTGAAGAAGATGGCTGAAGATAGAATGCTATTATTCGACGAAGAGCTTATGGTATTTTCTATGGGTAACTGTATTGTTCTAGAAGACACAAACGGTAACATAAAACTTTGGAAAATGCGTCGCGAGGAAAAGATAGACTGTGTCGCAGCTATGATGGACGCATATGTAGCGTATAAGATGAATCTAGACGCATTCGAAGGAGGGATCAAGTGATGGAATACTGTGGCGTAGAGTTAACAGAAGAAGGCCTTCAGCACTATGGTGTTAAAGGAATGCATTGGGGTGTTAGGCGGTATCAGCCATATCCCGGAGAGGCAGATGGTAGAGAACTATCTAAACATAAAGTGCGAAAAGCTATGAGAGCTATAAAAAGAAATTCCAAACGTTATGCACAGAGAAAATGGTATGCTGATAAATCACTTGGAAAAGCTTTTGAATTATCAGCACAATCTGATAAATCTAAAAAAGAGGGAGATACATTAACTGCTGCAAAGCTTAAAGAGAAAAGCGATAAACAAATTAAAGATGCTGCAAAGCATATGCAAGGCATGGTTGATTATAAAAAGAACATAACAGCAGCTATTAAAAAGATAGAATCAACAGGTAAATATGAAGTATATGCTAAGAAAGGTCGAGCTAAATTAGCAGGAAGTGGAAACTTACCAATATGGGCCTTTAACTTTGGTTCATTAGGCATAGGTGGTGTAATCGGAAACAGAGTAGCAAAAGGTATGCCGATGAATGGTAAAATCTATTACGATAAACCAGTTCTTAGAAAAACAAATGGTGTCAAAGATCCGAATAATACTACTAATGCTTTAAAAGATACTAATGTAAACATTTCTCCAAAAACAAGACAACGTCTTTTAATGGAAAATGATCCGTCAATAAAACGTTATTACGAAACTAATCCAGGAGCTCGTAAAATAATGGATTTTACAGATCCTTACAAAGGTGCTGGATCGTTTAATGTAGATACATCTAAGGTTCTGGATAAGAAAAAGAAAAAGAGGTGATACCATGCCATTAAGAGAAGATGAACTAATGCATTATGGTGTGCTCGGGATGCATTGGGGCATCCGTAGGTATCAGCCTTATCCTAAAACCGGACCAGATGGTAAATTTATAGGTAAACTTCCAAAATACAGGAGAAATGCCGATAAAACCATAAAGTCTCCGCACAGAATACCAAAGGGCACTAAAATGTATCGTATGACGACAGTAACAAATGAAACCCCAAAAGGTTCCACGTATGTTACTTTTCGTAAACAAGATCGTAATTTTTATAGGATATATTCTAGACAACAACACAAAGATCAAAAGACTTATGAACAAGAAATGGAAGCTAAAGAAGACATAAACATTCCATCTGTTAAAGAACAAAATGATGTTATTAGGGATATTTTAAAAGACCCTAAACAAATAGCAAAAGCCAAGAAAGCCGTTGAAGAATTTGGAATAAGATCCAGAGTTGGAGATGCTAATTTGAACGATGCAAAATCAGCAGCCAATACAATCGACAAGGCCTTTAAGAAAGCTAAAATAGAACCGGATAGAGATAGTTTCCAATGGCGGGTTACTGATAAGAATTTTGAAGTTTTACACGAATCTGGTAAAGTAACCTCAGTACCTATGAAAGGAAAAGATGTAATGGCTAAAGCTAGAATAGTATCAAGCGGACTTGCTTATATTCGTGGTAAAAAGCTAGCAGAACACATGTCTAGCACACAAGCTAGTCATGATATTGGATACATGGGTCTTATGTATAATAAACAGTTAAAAGAAAAGATGATAAAGAAGTTATCCGATAGAGGTTATAACGCCATGGTTGATCAGGCCGGTATTGGTGTTATTAAAAATGATCAAGGTAAAGTAGGTCGAGAAGGCTATGAAACTTTGATAATATTTGATAGAGAAAAGACTTTATCGAATAAAAAGATACAAGAAGTAACTGATAAAGATGCTAATAAAGGATATTCTCGATATGAACGAGATTTCAAGTATGGTAATCTATATAGAAAATAAAGGAGGTAACCAAAATGACAGACAATTCCTTAACCACGAGAATTAAGAATGGTTGGAATGCCTTTTGGGGCAGAGATCCGACGCAAGAGGTAATGCTGGATGTAGGGCCTTCTTTAGGCAGTAGACCCGATCGTTTAGCACTAACGAGGGGTAATGAGCGTTCTATAATCAGTGCGGTTTATAACCGAATTGCTTTAGACTGTGCTTCTATACAAATAGAGCACGCTAGAATGGATGATAACGGTAACTACAAAGAAACAATCGATTCACCTCTAAATACTTGCCTTACGCTCGAAGCTAATATAGATCAATCATCCTTCGCATTCATGCAAGACTTAGTACTCTCGCTATTAGACGAGGGTTGTGTTGCAGTGGTTCCAGTTGATACAAGTGTAGATCCTGGTACAACAGAAGGATTCGATATTTATACTATGCGTGTTGGTCGTGTACGAGAGTGGTTTCCCACGCACGTGCGAGTACAACTCTATAACGACCGAAAAGGCAAAAGAGAAGAGATTATATTGTCGAAAAGAGAAGTTGCTATTATCGAGAACCCATTCTATTCGATCATGAACGAGCCGAACTCTACTCTTCAGCGTCTTATAAGGACCTTGAATCATCTGGATCAGGTTAACAAGGATAATGCATCCGGAAAACTCGATCTAATTATTCAGCTTCCTTATGCCACTAAGAATGACGTTAAGCGTCAACAGGCAGAACGCAGAAGAAGAGATATAGAGAGGCAATTAGCTGGTTCTAGATATGGTATAGCTTATGCTGACGCTACCGAAAAGATAGTTCAGCTCAACCGTGCAGTTGAAAACAATATGTGGACCGAAGCTCAAGAGCTTACAGCAACTTTATACGCTCAGCTTGGCTTATCGGAAAACATACTAAACGGTACAGCTTCGGAACAAGAGGTATTGTATTACTATGATCACACCATAGATCCAATACTATATGCCATAACTCTAGAATTCAAAAGGAAATTCCTATCCAAAACAGCAAGGACACAAAAGCAGACACTCTATTACTTTAGAGATCCGTTCAAGCTTGTTCCTGCTAAGGATTTGGCTGAAATAGCCGATAAGATGACGCGTAATGAGATTCTTTCTTCTAACGAACTCAGAGCTGAGATCGGATACAAACCTGTAAACGATCCTAGAGCTGATGAACTTAGAAATAAGAACCTTAACGCTGACAAAGAAGAGCTACCTAGACAGGGAACTCAGGATGGGAATGATAATCCAGCCAAAGCAAAGGTCGATGAAATACTAAGCAATAAGAGTTAAATTAACCGTATTGCGAAGAATCAAAATGACAAGGAGGAAATCACAATGAGTAAGTCAGTTTACGATTTCTCCGGTTGGGCAACACGAGTAAACTTAAAGTGCTCCGATGGACGTACAATTCGAAGAGGTGCTTTTTCCGGACAGGATGGGGCAAGGGTTCCTTTGGTATGGAATCATAACTATTCTGGACCGGATAATGTACTCGGACATGCCGATCTCGAGGAAAGAGAAGATGGTATGTATGCATACTGTACATTCAACGACTCTGATTCAGCAAATACTGCTAAAATAGGAGTTAAACACGGAGACATTACAAATCTTTCCATATACGCTAACCATCTTAAACAGGTTGGAGGCGACGTAATACATGGTAAGATTCGCGAGGTTAGTCTCGTTCTTGCCGGAGCAAATCCGGGAGCTACAATTGACAACATCGCTTTCGCACATAGTGAAGATGGCGATGACGAATCGGAAGCACTTATCTTCACAGACGAAGAGATATCTCTTTATCATTCCGATGATAAGAAAAAGAAGGAAGATGAAGATACAAAATCCGACGATAACGAGTCAGAGGATAATTCGGAAGAAACAGATGAATCTGGAAAATCCGAAGAATCCAAAGATGAGAAAAAAGATACGGATGAAGATAAGAAAAAGCTTCAACATGCTGATAACAATGAGGATGATGGAGAAACAATCCAGGATGTTATCGATAGCATGAGCGAGAAACAGAAAAATGCTATGTACGCTGTCATAGGCGCCGTTATGGAAGAAAAGGGCGGAGAGGCCGAACATAGTGACATTGAACAGGAGGATAACGAAATGAAACACAATGTATTCGAGACAGAGATGGAAGAAGAGGGAACATTCCTGTCACACGATGACATGAAGACGATCCTCGAGGACGGTAAGCGTCTTGGGTCTCTTAAGGAAGGTTTCCTGGCACACGCTGACGACTACGGTATCAAGGATATCGACTGGCTGTTCCCCGAGGCTAGAAACCTCAATACTCCGCCGGATTGGATCAAGAGAGACACTGATTGGGTGCAGGGTGTCCTGAACGGAACTCACAAGACCCCGTTTAGCCGCATTAAGAGTATGTTCGCTGATATCCGTGAGGATGAGGCTCGTGCTCGAGGTTATATAAAGGGTAAGAGAAAGAAGGAAGAGGTATTCAGCTTGCTCAAGAGAACAACTGATCCTCAGACCATCTATAAGAAGCAGAAGCTGGATCGCGATGATGTTATAGACATCACCGATTTCGACGTAGTAGCTTGGATCAAGGCTGAGATGAGAATGATGCTCGACGAGGAAATCGCCCGTGCAATCCTTGTAGGTGATGGACGTCTTGCATCAAGCGATGACAAGATCCAGGAGCAGCATGTGCGTTCTATCCTGAACGATGACGAGCTCTATTCTATCAAGGTTCCGGTTTCTCTTACAGCTGCTGAGAGAGCAGACGAGACAGCAAGAACTAAGAAGACTATAGATGCTATAATCCGTAGCCGCAAAGACTACAAGGGATCTGGAAACCCGGTTATGTATACAACCGAGGATTTCGTTACAGACTGCCTGCTTCTGGAGGATGGTATCGGACACAAGCTGTATAAGACTGAGGATGAGGTGCGCACAGCTCTTCGTGTTTCTCGTCTTGTTACAGTTCCTGTACTTGAGGGTGTTAAGAGAACAGATGAGAAGGGTGTTGAGCATGACCTGATCGGTATCATCGTTAACCTTTCGGACTACAATGTGGGTGCCGATAAGGGTGGCGCTGTATCAATGTTCGAGGATTTCGACATCGATTACAACCAGATGAAGTACCTGATAGAGACTCGTATCTCGGGTGCGCTTATCAAGCCATTCTCAGCTCTCGTAATCGAGCATGCAGAGAAAGCAGCAGGCTGATAAATCAAAATAGGAGGTGATAGTATGCGATTTGCAGGTAAGATCGGTTTTCGTGATACGGTAGAAACTATTCCCGGCATATGGGAAGAGCGAATTACTGAGCGTATGTACTATGGCGACGTAGTTCAGAACTATCGTCACCTACATACGGAAAACAAAGAGATCGTTGATGATATTCGTGTCAATAATCGCATCTCAATAGTTGCTGATCAATACGCATACAATCACTTCCACACTATGATATACGTTGAGTTTATGGGGACTAAGTGGAAAGCTCAAGATGTGGAAGTAGTCATGCCAAGGCTAACAATAACTCTGGGGGGTGAATACAATGACGACTCAAGCTCGCAGGCTTAAACTGCATAACGAATTGTGTGAAATTTTGGGGTCTAGTCATGTTTATTATCAACCACCCGAGAGTGTTAAATTGGTATACCCATGTATAGTTTACCAACGAAGTTCTAACAGAACATTCAACGCAGACAACCAAAAGTATCTGTTTTATGACAGTTACGATATAACTTTTATATGTAAGGATCCAGATTCTGACATAGCGGATGCTATAGATAGGCATTTCCCTATGATCCGCCGTCAGACCAGATATACGGCAGACGGCCTTTATCACGATCCATACTACCTATATTACTAAAGGAGGAAAAAACCATGAGAACACAGTGGGATCTTACAGGCGAACATTTTTACGAGACTGGTGTCAACCATGCCGTACTGTATCCGTTCGATAAAGATGCTAAAACCTATGCTAATGGTGTAGCATGGAATGGTATTACAAGTGTATCGGAGTCACCTTCAGGAGCAGAGGCTACTGCATTGTATGCAGATAACATCAAGTACCTGAACCTCATCTCTAACGAGGAGTTCTCAGCAACTATCGAGGCTTACACTTATCCGGATGAGTTTGCAGTGCTTGACGGTACAGCAAATCTTGCAGCTGGTGTATCTGTTGGACAGCAGTCCAGAGGTACTTTCGGTCTTACCTATCGTACAGAGGTTGGTAACGATACCGAGGGAACAGATCTCGGATATAAGCTTCACTTCATCTATGGCGGTACCGCTACTCCTTCGGAGAAAGCATACCAGACTATAAATGATTCACCTGAGGCAATCACTTTCAGCTGGACGATCAACACCACACCGGTTGCTGTAGAGGGATTCAAGCCTACGGCTACTCTGGTTGTAGATTCTACCAAGTGTGATGCAGCTAAGCTCAAGACTCTTGAGGATATTATCTATGGTACAGATGGCAGCTTCTCTTACAAGGCTGTAACATCTACCACTGGTAAGAATCCGTCTCAGGAGGGATGGTATGAGAAGAATGGTACTGTATATACTCTTAGTACTGATACAGAGGCTGATTCTTCTAAGACTTACTATGAGTGTACAGAGACTGGCGGTACAACTGCTAGACTTCCGCTTCCTGACGAAGTTGCAAAGATCTTTGCCTGATCTTTAAAAATGTTAGCTGGCCTTCGGTAGCATATGCTCTGGGGGCTGGCTTCCATTTTATATGTTACTAAAAACCAATAAAATAACAAAAGGAGGACACCATTATGTTGAAGAAAACTATTAAGTACAAGGATTACAATGACAACGAAGTAGAAGAGGACTTTTTCTTTGATCTCAATGAGGCAGAGCTCATGGAGATGGAACTGACAACTAAAGGTGGCTTGTCAGCAATGATCGAGAAGATTGTTCAGGAAGGCGACAACGGCAAGATCATACAGATCTTCAAGGACATTATCCTTAAGTCTTATGGACAGAAGTCGGAAGATGGTCGCCGGTTCATCAAGAATGATCAGATACGTGAAGAGTTTACACAGACCAGAGCTTTCTCGACTTTGTTCATGGAGCTGAGCTCTGATGCTGACGCTGCTACGAAGTTTATAGAGGGTATTATACCTGGAAATGTAAACATGAATGATCCCAAGATCATCGAAATGAAACAGAAGGCCGGGTTGATTGAAAATAAATAACGTGACTTGGAGGTGGTCGATATGCTCGAGATAATTGTTAAAGATAAAGAAGATGTTCTTGATCCTGAGACGAGAACGTTTTCGACCATAAAAGGTGCTAAACTTTGTCTCGAGCATTCGCTCATTTCCATATCAAAATGGGAGGCAAAGTATCATAAGCCGTTTTTGGAGATGGGGAAAGAAATAACGCCCGAACAGTTAATATACTATATAAAGTGTATGACTATTACTCAGTGTGTTAGAGACGAAGTATACACCATACTAAGTGAAGAAAACATACAAGAGATTCAGGATTATATTTCAGATCCTATGACGGCTACATGGTTTAACGACAATGCTATCGAAAGCAAAACTAAAGGTAAAACAAGTGGTAAGCAGATAGTAACGTCGGAGCTCATATACTATTGGATGATTGCGCAAAACATACCAATGGAGTGTGAGAAATGGCATCTTAATAGGCTTATGACTCTTATAAAGGTGTGTAGTATAAAGAACGAAGAAGCTAACAACGGCGGAAAGAAGAGTAATAAGATGAGCCGAAGTGAATTAGCGGCTCGTAATAGTGCTCTTAACGCCCAACGCAGAGCTAAGATGCATACGAAAGGGTGATATTTATGATGAACTATAACAAAGTAAATGATTCGCCCACTGAAGCTGAGAAAACTGAAGTTGCCGATGACAGAAAGAAATACTGGGTGTCTTATCCAGGCAATCTTAACTTCAGAAAGTATCCTGGCGGGAATATTCTGTTCGAATTAAAGCCTGGAGAAGAAATGGCTTTTGTTGGCGATGTTGAAGAATACGACGGATACGATTGGCTCAAGATGGAAGCCAGAGGTAAGACTGGTTTCGTAATGTCTAAATATGTTGAGCCTCTCGAAGAAGACGAGTAATGCTTTATATAAGCTATAAAGGAGATTTCTCCAATAGCAGAGGACTTATAAATAGGATCAAGATGATGAGAATTCGAGCTATGCTTGAAGATTGCGGTCGTGAGGGAGTGGAAGCCCTTAAAGAGGCCACTCCGAAACGGACTGGTCTTACCGCATCATCTTGGTACTATGAAATTGAAGAAAATTCGGATGGGTTCACGCTGCGTTGGAACAATTCTAATGTTAACGAGGGAGTTAATATAGCCTTGATTTTACAAAGAGGTCATGGTAAAAAGAATGGAGGTTATGTTGCTGGAATAAACTACATAAACCCAGCACTAGCTCCTATCTTTGAAAAAATTAGAGCAAAGGCTCTGGAGGAGGTGTCTAAGTAATGTCTACTAGTGAAGAACATGTAGTATCCATGCGATTTAACAACAAACAGTTTGAACGAAACGCTCAGAAAAGCTTGGGCACCATTGATAAGTTAAAGAAAGCCATGAATTTCGGCGAGTCTGCTAAAGGCCTGAAGAAGATGCAGGAAGAAGCTGATAAGTTCTCGCTGGAAAAGATGGGAGATCAGATCAGTAACATCGAGAAAAAACTCGGGGTTATGGGGGTAGTTGGCATGTCGGTTATAAATCGACTCACCAACGAAGCCATAGACTTCGGTAAAAAAGTAACTGGAGCCGTTACTAAACCTATTACAGCTTCTCTTAAACAAATAGAGACTGGAGGTTTATCAAGGGCTAAAAATTTGGAGCATGCTAAGTTTCAGATGTCCGGTCTACTTACTCAGTTTAAAGACCTGGATAAAAGAGCTAAAGCAGCTGCTTCAATTATAGAAGGACCCGTCTCAAATGCCGTTGCTGGAACTGCTTATGGGCTGGATCAAGCAGCCGTAGCAGCTTCTAGTCTTTTGGCATCACAGGTAGAAGTAAGCAAACTCGAAGGGGTACTTAAAGGTATTGCTGGTGCGGCTTCTATGACCGGTAGAGATTTCTCCGATATAGCCGACATCTTTACAACTGTCGCTGGTCAGGGTAAAGTAATGACTATGCAGCTAAGACAGCTTGAAGCTAGTGGTCTTAATGCTGCAGCTGTGTTAGCAAAATCTCTAGGAAAGACCGAAGCAGAAGTAAGAGAGTTGGTTAGCGATGGCAAGATAAGCTTCGAACAATTTTCTAAAGCCATGAGTGATGCTTTTGGCGAACAGGCACAAAGAGCCAACGATACTTTTAATGGTGCGTTATCGAATGTTAAAGCAGCTCTTTCAAGAATTGGTGCTGAGGTCGCTGAACCAGGTCTTGCGGCAGCTAGAGATATGCTCAATGCTATAAGGCCTGTAATAAATCAGATAAAAACCGAACTTGGACCTGGAATAAAAGCCGTTAATGACTTAGTGGAAGCGGTTCGTAAACGTGTTGTCGATCTGTTTACTGTTGTAAATAAGAATGGTGAACGAGTTGTAAACGAAAAGACTTTCAAAGTTATTCGGCGAGGCGTAAATGCTATAAATTACGCCATGCAGTCACTTGGTAAAATTATTAAGGCTGTGGTAGATAATGGTCGAGCTATAAAAGCTGTATTTTCTACATTATGGTCATACATAAGACCTATAGCTCAAGGGTTCTTTGATATTTTTCCGAAAATTACCCTTGACAACATTATAAAGGCAGCTAATAAGGTTAAAGACATAGCAAAAAGCCTTAAGCTATCTACAACAGTTGCTAATAATTTTAGAAAAGTGTTCAGAGGTATATTCCAGTTAATAAAAGGTATCTTTTCTATAATAAATGTAGTCAGAGGTATATTCTTTGACTTCTTAAAAGCTTTAGCACCCGCTGGTACAGCATTGTCTGGATTAGTTGGCGTGTTTGGTGATATTTTGTATAACATTGGTTATTACCTTGAATTAGTAGCCACTGCTATACGATATACATTGGACTATTTCAATGTATTTGAAGCTGTTGGAGAAGTTATAAGTCATTTATTTAGCGCTATAGTCAACCTAGCTTCTAGTATATTTGGAGCCATTGGATCTGTTATCACGTTTGTGTTAAATGCTATAGCTAAAGCTCTTGGATTTGCAGAACCTATTATCGAGGGACCTCTTGATATTTTAGGAATAGCATTTGCAGCATTAGGTATAGTAATAAATATTGTAATTTCAGCCATAGATGCGTTAGCTGGAATTATACAAGCTGTAGCTGGATGGTTTGTAAGCGCTACAGAAAGTATGGATGGTTTTACTGGCGGTCTTAAAGAAGCCACTGATGATACAAGTTTCCTTGGTTCAGTATTGAATGGAATAAGGTATGTTATTGCGGCGGTAATCAATGGTTTAGCAGCTGCTTACAATGGTATTGTTGGATTATTCCGTGATGAAGGAGACGGTAAAGGCGTCTTTACAAGATTAAAAGAGGCTCTTATTGGAGTTTGGGAGTATCTTAAGAAATTAGGTTCTTCTACATTCCCTGCTATAGCAGAAAAGATAGGTGGAGCTCTTAAGAGTTTATGGGCTGTTATTAAAGACATCACAAAAGATTTAACACCTGCAAATGTAGCTGCTGGAGCATTCGTAGTAACTATGATTGCTATGTCTGCTGGTATAGCTAGACTAATCTGGCATCTTAGCGATCTTACAAAAGCATTTACTGGTGTTGCGAATACTGCGAGCGATTTCTTAAAAACCTTAACAGCTAGATTCAAACCACAGATAGCAACTAAGTTCTCAAATGTTCTACATCAGTTAGTGCTTATGATAGTAGCTTTGACTGGTGCTATTTATGTACTTTCGACGATTCCGAACCTTGAGGACGTTGTTAAGAATCTTGGTTACATCGCTGCCGGATTAGGTGGCCTCTTAATCATAATGACAATATTTGCTGCCATATCATCTAAGGGTAAAATGGCTGCTGACATGCAGGCTATAGGCATGGCTATGCTTGGAGCTAGTGTTGGAGTCTTAGCAATAGCTGGAGCCCTTAAGATTATGGACGGAATAGACACTGATGGCATATTCGATAAGGCTATTGCTGTCGGAGCTATTATAGGTGTCTTAGCAGCATCTACTGCTATGTTATCCATGGTCGGTAAGAACTCTGCAAGAGGCGCTATATCGCTTATAGCATTTGCTATAGCTGTAAAGAGTCTTGTTGGAGCTCTTATCGATATTTCAAAAGCTGGTGAATTGACTACTATACAGAACGCATTACCTACCTTACTTGGCATAATGGCTGGTCTTGCTTTGTTGTCATTCGCCATGGGCCGTATTAAGCTTACATCTGGTTTATCGTTTATGTTAGTAGTTCTAGCATTGAAGATGCTTTTACCTGCTTTACAAGATTTGATGAATCAAGTTAAAGCTATGCTTGGTGAAGGCGCTATTGATAACTTCATGAAGTTTATCGAGAAGTATCAGGGAGTTCTAACATTTTTGGTTGGTATGTCAGTAGCAGCTATAGCCTGTGCTACGATATTACAGAAATCGATGCGAGGATTAGCTATAGGATTATTGGCTATGATCGGATCTATATATCTGTTTATACAGTTAGCACTTATGATCAATAAGATACCATTTGATTCAATAAGCTATGGTTTAGCCGTTATAGGTGGTTTCTTGGTATTCTTTATGGGTCTTATGGCTCTTTCCAAGTATACAGTAGGCTCGCATCCTATGAAGTTTGCAGCATCATTATTGATGATGTCTGGTGCTATAGCTATATTGGTAGGTTTAGCCTGGATCATAAACACTATAGGTTTGGATGAGCTTAAAACTGGATTACTTGTTATAGGTGGTTTCTTGGCTATATTTGGAGCGCTTATGGTTTTGGCCAAATTCACAGAGAAATCACAGCCAGTTAAGATGGGTATTATGTTCTTGATGATGTCTGGAGCTATAGCAGCAATGATTGCCTGCATATACGTACTTAAAGACATCAAACCAGAAGACATAGCAAAAGGACGTAATTGTATTCTTCTGTTTATGGGATTGTTAGCTGGCCTTATGTTCGTATCTAAGTATACAAAAGATGCGAATTTCAAGGGTATGGCTGCAATCTTTACAAGTTTAGCTGTCACTATAGGCGTTATTACAGCATGTATCATATTCTTGTCTGAGCTAACACCACAAGAGATAGCCAAAGGTGCTGTCGTGGTTGGTGGCGCTATGGGCTTATTGATGATGTTCGTAGCAAAGATACAAGAATTTACTAATACAGGTGCTAAATGGGTATCCGGTAGAATAATCACTCTTATAGGGTCTATAATGGCTATAATGGGTGGTTTACTTTTAGCTATTTCAGAATTAGCTAAATATGATGTACCTACTTTAGCAAAGGCTGGAGTTGTTATAGTTGCTGGTTTACTTTTAGTTGAAGGATTTATGAAGAAACTCAGTGAAGTTTCTGAGAAAGTAAAAATAGGTGGAGCTATAACATTGATAGGATCTACTATCGCATTAATGGGCGGTATCATAGCTAGTCTTATAGCTTTGTCGGATTATAATCCATTAAAGTTAGCTGCATCAGCCGTTGTGCTAACATTGACCGTACTTGCTATGGGTAAAGTCTTTGAATCTATACAGAAGGCTAAACCCAACATGAAAGCTATATTAACTTTCGCAGTTGCATCTGCTGCTGTTCTTATAATGGCTGCATCTCTAGCATTGGTAAATGTTAGTGGTAGCTTTGATAGAACAATAGCATCCATGACAGGATTGTTAGTTCTGATATTGGCGTTCGCTGCCGTATTCGAAGAAATTAACAAGATGCAAATAAACTCGAAAGCTATACAGCAATTCTTAATAGCATCTACAGCTTTAGTTATATTTGCAGCATCTATTGCCTTGATCAATGTATCTGGAAACTTTATCAGAACCATAGCAGCCGCAGCATCGTTGGCTACTTTGGTTGTTATATACAGTGATATTTTTAAAGAGATACAGAAAACACAGATGAAGTCTAAAGCTATTATTAACTTCATCATAGGCGCTACAGCTTTGGCTATATTTGCGGCATCTGTTGCCTTGATTAATGTATCTGGTAATATATTTAGAACCATAACAGCAACCTTAGCTTTAGGTGCTTTGGTTATAGTATATTCTGAGATATTTAAAGAGATACAGAAGGCGCGAGTTAAAACCAAAGCTATAAAGAATTTTGTTGGCGGAGCTGTAGCATTATTATTACTCGCTAAATCGGTAGCTACAATAAACGAATCTGGTAACATAGCTAGAACTGTAGTATCAACAGCAGCTTTAATTATTCTTGTTGATCAGTACTCAAAGATATTTACAAGGATAGCAGGAGTTAAAGTTAGAGCTGGAGCTATATTAGGATTTGTAGCTGCTGCAGAATCTGTGAAGATATTAGCTGAAGGAATAGCGAGATTAGCTAAGTCAGCTAATTGGCCCGAAATAGCTGCATCTGGTGTTGCTATCGCTGCTGTGCTGCAGGTAATGGGTAATATATTCAATTATATTTCCTCATCTAGTCCGAATCTTGGCAGCATTGCTAAATTCTTCTTAGCTTGTGTTGCTGTCTTCGAAGTAGCTTTGGGAATAGCTCTTCTTGCTAAATCCAACAATTGGGCTAATATTGCCGCTTCATCGGTTGGTATCGGCTTAGTATTAGCCGTAATGGGCGAGATATTTAAGATGATTAGTCTGTATAGGACTAGGATTTCTTCTATATTAAAATTCGAAGCTGCTGCGATGGTTGTTACAGAAGTAGCATTAGGTATTAAGTTACTTGCTAAATCAGGCAACTGGAAAAATATAGCAGCCGCATCAGCTGGTATAACAGCTGTGTTGTTCGAAATGATCGTTATATTTGGAATGATCTCAACTTCACCAATACCAAATGTTGCTACAACTGGTGTATTCTTGTTAGCTTGCCTCTCTGTAGTAGAGATAGCTGGAGCTTTGACATTATTATCAGCTGTTGGTGGTGATTGGACTTCTATAGCAGCAGCCGCTGCAGGTGTTTCAGTAACGCTTGGAGTTATGGGTGGTATATTTGCGGTTATATCTTATACAGTACCGAATCCAGCAGCAATAGGTGCCTTCTTAGAAGCCACAATAAGCGTTGTGATGATTGCTGGCGCACTGTCATTATTGACATCAGTCGGTGATTGGACACAAATATTAGCAGCTGCTGGAGCTCTTGATACTACATTAGTAGTAATAACTGGTGTATGTACTTTCTTGGGTACTATAGGACCAGTGGCAGTTGCTGGAGCTGGGTATGCAGTAGCTATAATCGGTATATTCGTAGCTGTTGCAGCAGCTATTGTTGGATTAGCGGCCGAACTTAACAAAATTTCGAATGGCAAGGCTAAAAGCATAATAGAGGATGCTGGAGAAACATTATATGCATTTTCTAAAGCTATTGGTAAGTTTATCGGCGGCTTTATAGAAGGCATCGGTGAGTCTGTATGTAACCTTATAGCTTATCTCGGTAAGAAACTTGGAGAATTCGCTACAAATGCCGAGCCTTTCTTCGAAGCAATAAAAGGTCTTGACTCCACAGCAATACAAGGAGCTAAAGATCTTGCTAAAGTCATTCTTATACTTTCGGCATCCAGCTTTATAAATGGCTTCACAGCTATTTTGGATTTCTTAGGTATTAACGATTACACATTTGATAAGTCAATGCAGAGACTTATTAAATTTGGTGATTACGTTAATCAGTTTGCGCAAAAGACCAAAGACATTAAAGATCCTGAACGATTTAAGACAGTTGTAAAAGCTGCAAAACAGCTTAGCGAATTGGCCGATGATCTGGAACCAGGATTCTTTGATTCTATTAGTAATATTTTTAGTGCTGGTATCGGTGATAAAATCAAAGAATGGAAAAATAAAGCCGGTGTTGGTGAATCTGAAAACAAGAAGATAGATAACCTTAAGTCTTTCTTCGAATCCCTGAAAGATATGGGAACGATCATGAACGGTATTAAGACCGAGCACATGAAGAAATTCAAGGATGCAACTGAAGGTTTGAAGTATCTTGCTGAAGCAACACCTGAATCCGGTGGATGGGCTCAAGCTATAATGGGCGAAAAGGATATTCGTGCAGCTGGACAGTCCATGGTTTCCTTTGCTAAATCCATGTCGTTACTTTCTAAAAACATGGATATTGAAGAGGGTAAAATAGATCCTCAACATATGAAAACTCTTAAAATCGCTGCTGAAGCATTGAAAGGCATAAGCGACGATTTACCGAAATCTGGATTCAGTTTAACCGGACTTTGGGATGGTACGCCTACTGAGATCGATACATTTGGAAGACAATGTGTATCATTGGTTAATTCAATGGCTGATATAACGTCTAAAGTGGCAAACAACGAGATAGACCAAGGAGCAGTGCAAATAGCAGTAGATGCTGCTACAGCATTTAAGACTTTGGCGTCAGCTATGCCCAAAAAGGCGGATGTCAGCGTATTATTTGGATTGGTTAAAGTTGGTGAAAACCAGACAATGTCTGATTTGGCAGAAGGTCTTGGTGAATTTGCTGACGGATTAGTTACTATGAGTGAAAAGCTCAAAGGTGTTGACACAACTAAGATGGAGACAATATCACCTTACATAGATTCCGTTGGCAAAGTTATGGATGCTGCATCTAAACTCGGTGAGACTGGATTTAAGAGTTTTTCAAATACATTTACAAACTTCTCAACAGCCATCACTACATTTAACGATGGTGTTAAAGAGCTTGACCAGCCAAAGGCTAATGCGTTTATAAAAGTCCTTAGAGATTTATTGGCTGAATTTAACAAGCAATTTCTTGGTGATAGTAAGTATAAAGGTATGACGAAATTGTTCAAAGCTCTTTCGACTATGAATGATAACATAGATAAGCTTACGGGCACTGGTTCTACCAATCTTGAATCTTTTGGAGCCAAGATAGAATCGTTCAGAACATACCTATCTAACCTCTTATCGACTTTTAGAGAAGCAAATCAAAATGGCGAGTTTGATACCATGATTGCGAAGATAAAAGGAATCATGAAAGCTCTTAAAGATCCTTCAGGCGGTAATGGTTCTAAGAATTATGAAGAATTCTCGAAGTTTGCTAAGAATTTGATGAAGATAGCGGAATCTGCTAAAGTTCTTACTTCTGGAGGTTCAAATGTTGGAGACCTCAAAGACAGTCTTAAAGATCTTGGAAATGCTTATAAGACATTTGTTAATGAAGTTAAAGGCATAACAGGTAAGAGCATCGATAAGGCTGAGAAGAAACTCATAGCTATTAAGAAAGCTATCGAATCGTTCAATGGTAAAAAGCTTTCTACTAAGAAATTAGCAGAGTCTGGAGAACAACTATCAAAAGCTACTAAAGATATAACTGATTCTATGAATAGACTTAAGAAAGTAGCTAATGAAAAGGTTGATAGCATAGCAAAAGCAGGCAATAAACTTGTTAAGAAATTTGCAGAATCTTTAGTATCAGGAACAAATAAAACAATAATAAACACTAAAGGTCGTGAAGCTGCTCAGGCAGCTATTGATGCTTTGAATCCTGATAAAACCGCAAGCGTTAGAACCAATTTGTCTACGTCCGCTAGAAATTTTGTAGCTGGATTTACTAATGCAGTTACCGGATCAGATAACATGAGTTCCATGCATGGAGCTGGTGTTAAATCAGCGCAAAAGTTCTTAGAAGGTTTCAATGGTAAGTCTGGTCTCGATATTAATTCACCATCTAAGAAGGCTATGAAGTCCGGTCAGAGTACCGTTGAAGGTTTCGAAATGGGACTCAGTGATAATATGGGTCGTATAACAGATTCTGGTTCTGAGATGGGATCAGAATTTCTTGGATCGTTTAATAACTATTTAGGTATACATTCGCCTTCTATAGCATTATGGGAAAGCGCTAAGAACACTGTAGCTGGATGGCTTAGCGGTCTTAAAGAGAGTGCTGGAAAGATATTTAATTCTGGTCATTCTTTTGGTGGAGATTTCTTATCAGGATTAAAAGAAGCACTTTCTAAGGTTAAGAAGGGCGAATTTAACGGCGACAAGATATTGAAGAAGATCAAGGAGAAACTAGATTTCAAGAATATCCTTGATACTAAAAAACAAACTAAAAACTTTAACAAATACTTCAAAGATTCTATGAAAGCAGCCACTACGGGGGCTACTACTGGTGCTGGTGGCGCAGATACAAAGAAAGCTGCTGGAGCTGCTGGTAAGAAAGTAGCCGAATGGTCCGCTAAGGAAGCTGCTAAAGCTTGGGCGGCTTGGGCTGATATTCGTGGTAATGTATTCGGTGACAAGAAACGAATGAAGCAAATGGCTAAATCTTTAGGAGTTGGCATTGGTACTGTTAAGAATGCTCTTAAAGCCTATAAGAAAGAAGTAGGCTCTATAGGTAGTCTTACAGTTAAGTCACTTCTTCGAAATCATACAGCCATTAAGAAGTTTACCAAACAATGGATCGCTTCTGAGAGGTATTATGCTAAAGAAGCAAAACGAATTACAGATAATTCTGGTAAGGGCACTGTTAAGTCTAATAAGGCAGCCCTTAAGAATCTCGGTAACTACTTGTATAAGAGATCTTCTGAGTATAAGAAGTCTTCTAAAGCTATTGAAAAGTATCAGAAGAAGATAGATAAGAATACTATCAAAGCTGATAACCTTATCAGAAAGATAAGAAATAGCAATAGCGATAAGGCTAGAAAGAAATACAAAGAGTCTCTTGAGAAAATACAAGCAGATACAGTTAAACTTAGAAAAGATCAGGCCAAAGAATGGGCTAAGATTGGAAATGGTCCGATGAAAGCCGTTAAGAAAGTTAGGTCTGGGATTAAGAAACTGTTTAAAGATATGGTTAATTTATCCCATCTTTCAACCGAAAGCAACGCTATAACATCTGGTTTCGAAACTGTTAGCGAAACCACTGAAGATACTACATCTACTATAGATGTATTGTCGGATAGCATGAGTAACCTTACAGAAGCTACGGAAGAAACCAAACAAGCATATGACGCTCTCAATGAGTCTATGGATACTGGTATAGATCTATTTACTAGATTCCAAAAGACTGGTACAGTCGAAGCAGATGCTATGTTCGAGAATGCTGATAGTCAATTAGCAGCTTATGAAGAGTTCTACAATGGGCTTAACGCTCTTGAAGAAAAAGGACTTGACAGCTATGTGATTGATAAATTGGCTGAAGAAGGACCACAGTCTCTTAGTAAGATTCGTGGTTATCTTCAGATGACATCAGAACAGATTGATTCTTACAATAAGAGAATCGATAAAATGCATGAATACGAACTCAAGGCTTATGAGAGAAATCTTAGAAGACAGGCGGAAGCATATGCTAAGTATCTTGATGACATTGTAGCTTTGAGAACTAAATACGGCAAGACATATGGTAGCGTATTATCTGCTGTTGAAGAATTGGGATTTGGAGGCGCTAATATTGTCTCTACATTATTAAGAGCAAACGGTGATACTTGGAAAAATGTAAATGATTACATTGCTAAGAGCTTTGGAACGGCTATTTCGACTGGTGCTGAAGCTGCTTCAACCAATAAAGATGTCGAGAAAAATCTCGTTTCCTCAGCGACCAATCTTTATTCAAAATGGCTCGATGCTATAGAGTCTAATGATAAGAAGAAAAGCGATTTCGACGCTTTGTATGAGAAAGTAAAAAAACTTGGCGTGCCGGAAAGCATGGCTAAGTATATTTATGATCAAGGATACGAAACAGGAACTAGCATTTTCCAAGGAATCATTGATGGCGGTGACGCTGAGATTGAGAGAGGTCGTAAATTATGGTTAGAACATGGTAAAGAGGCAACTACAGATTATTTCAAGGGTATTGCCGACCAGGTTAACTCACAAAACGCATATATTACACAGAATAGCTTAATGAAAGCCAACATGGGCACTTTCTTACAAGCTTGGGCCGCTAAACAGAAGTCATTGGGGGTTAAAGATGTCGATAAAGCTTTAGCTGGATATTCTGATGCTTTCAGAATTCTTGTAAAAGAATTAGAAGAGCAAGGATTGTCTAGCGCAGATATAATGACACAGATTAATGAATGGATGGCTAATGAAGAAACTGGTTGGGATACACTTATCAGTAAATTAGATCTTATTTCTAAACGAGCTGAAAATAATGCTAAACTTACTGGTGAATCTATCAGAGAATCTTGGTATAAAGAATCAGAAGATATGGTTAAATACGGTGAGAATCTAGTATCTGTGGTTAATAAGTTTGGAAATAAAATTACTCCAGCGCTTATGGAGAAGATTAAATCTATGAGCCCCGAAGAGATAGCTGCTTTGAACGAATTAGATAAGGAAGATTTACAGAAGATGGCAGACAATTGGTTCGATTCTCAAGCTGCTGCTGATATTTTAGCTGATAAGGTTACCCAATCCTATGCTTCAGGAGTCCGGAAAGGACTTAAGAATGCTGCTACATGGGCTAATAATTATCGATATAATAGTTCGTTGAGCGCTAAGAAGATGACCAAAGATGATAGGACTTATGAGCTTCAGGATTATATTAAGAAAGCCAGAGCTGCTGGTAAAACAGTGTATGAGGCTTTGCACGATTTGAATCAACTGAAAATAAATAAAGATAAATCCCTTAAAGCCAATTCTAAGAATAATTATAAAGACGTTAATGCCTTACTTGATTATTTAAGAAAAGCTCGTAAGAAGAATATGACTTGGGATGATATAGCTGCTGATCTTAGTAATTCTGACATGAACGCTATTGTTGGTATTGCTCAGGAAAGAGAAGCTATATTGGCGGAAGCCATAACGTCTGGTTCTAGTGTGGCTGATATGGTGGCTGGAAACTTGTTAGATGGTCTTGTTGCTGGATGGACGAAGACCGCGGAAGAACTTGTTAACAACGAAGAAGCTCAAGTAGCTATTCAAACAGCGGTTGGTGGTTTGTATAAGGCTGTGTCGAATCCGTCGAAAGAAGTCAAAGAGTCCGCAATTGCGGCTCAGACTACCAGTATCATTTCAATTAATAATAAAGCCACAACAAACTCTAAGAAGGCTTATAAGACTAACGGTGAAATATTGGCTAAGCAAACAACTAGCGGTTACAAAAATGAATACGCTGCTAAAGAAGGATCAATCACCAATAAGGTTAAAGCTGTTGGCAAGAATGTCCGAGATAGTAGCAAGCAATCTTATAAGAATTACGGCACTACTTTGGGCAATGCTATGGCCGACGGAATGGCTAATGGACTCATTAACAATTCTTATAAGATAATCAATGCTGCTAGAAATGCTGCTCAAAAGGCTTATAAAGCTGCTGCAGCTGCGTTAGAATCTAGGTCACCATCTAGAAAGTTCATGCAACTTGGAGGATATGCATCCGAAGGATTGGCCATCGGTATGGCTAACAAGGAATATCTGGCTACTGAGGCTGCCGAGTCAATGGCGGAATCTACTATGACTAGTTTTCGTAATGCCATACAAATGATAGACGACGCAATCAATGGCGATCTCGAATTATCACCAGTAATAACCCCGACATTAGATCTTTCCTATTTAAATAGGCAAGCTAATGGTGTAGGACATTTGTTTGACGCTAGTGTGGGGCTACGGTATCAAAATGAAGATGCCGAAAATCAAAATGGTCAACCTGCTACTAGTCAAACATTTATACAAAATAACTATTCACCAAAATCATTGAGTCCAGAAGAACTCTATAGACAGACCAAAAATCAGTTTGCAATGGCAAGAAAGGTGGTGACAGAGTCATGATAAAAAGTATAAAAATTACAAATCCGGAAAAAGAAGTTTTAGAATTAGATTTGTATAATCCATATGACTCCGGATTAGCTATACAAAATATAACAGGACTTGGACCTGTTAAATCAAACATAGCGACCATCGATTATGCCATTGCAGATGGTTCTGTATATTCTGGGTCGAGAACACCAAATCGTAATATTGTTTTTACATTTAGGTTGTTAGAAGATATTGAAACAAAGTTAATAGAGGATAGTAGATTGAAAGTATACAAGTATTTTCCTTTAAAAGAAAAAATTCGTATCGATATAACGACCGACAATAATGAAGTATGGATCGAAGGGTATATAGAATCTGTCGAGCCTGATATTTTTAATCAATACGAGACAGTACAAGTTAGTGTTATATGCCCTTCACCATCTTTTCTTCATGATAATGATCCTATAGAACTTATAGGTACTACTAGCTTATCCTTACAAAAAAGAGCCGAAATAAATTACAAGGGTGATGATAAGTCTGGTGTAGTATTAAACATTGATATATATGCTAACGGATTACAAGGGCGATTCGATGTATCGAATAGTAAAACTAATGAAAAAATGAGTATCGACACTAATAAAATAGGTTCTATAATGAGCCGTGCTACAGAATTGCCTTATAGATTTATTAATGGCATGGCTTTTGACAAAGGCGATTATATTTATACACTTGGTGGTTCTGTAGAACCAAATAGCATATATAGATATCATTGGAAAAATGATGATTGGGAATTGCTTTCTGATAATTCACCGATATCTACTAACGCTGGTATATTGATAGTTAATACTGAAAAATACACAACGCCTTGGAAAGAAGATACGGTTTTGCCGTTTGGCATTTTTGGCGGAGATGTTGTGTTTTACAGTGGACTACATATTCTAAGTGAGAAAAACCATTATAAATACAACACATATTATAAGTCATGGACTAAAGTATCTACTATACCGGTAGATTTTTATTCTGGAAGCGCTGTTGTATATAATAATGAAATACATATCTTGTCCTCCTCTTTCCATTATAAATGGAATGGCAGCTCGTGGACACAGGCATCTACAGTCCCATTTACATTATCTAAAGCCATAACATATAAAAATGAAATTCATATTTTTGGAAGTTTTGAGACCAATCATAACAAAAAACATTATAAATGGAATGGATCTTCTTGGACATCGGTAAGTACTTTACCATACGAATTTGATGGGAGTTCGGTTGTCGAATACAAAAATGAAATCCACATTTTAGGTGGCGGTAGTGGTAATTATAATAACTATACAAAACATTATAAATGGAATGGATCGTATTGGACAAAAGTGAGTACATTACCTTACTATTTTTCACGAGGATGTGCTGTTGTTAATGGTTATGGTACTGAACTTCATATATTGGGAAGTAGCTATTCCTTGCAGGAAAAAAAGCATTACAAATATGACGGACAAGCATGGACTTTAGTTTCTATTTTACCATATGATTTTTATCAAGGATTGGCTAGTTGGTTTAATGATCGACTTCATATTTTCGGTGGTTTATCCAGTGGTAATTACCAAAAACATTATTCAAACGAATTATCAACTTATGATTCCGATCCGTTACTTCATATAATGCGAGGAAATTCGTATTATAAATATGATACTGGTAAAAAAGTATGGACTTATATAGGTACTTTACCTTTTACATTGAATACCATGTATCAGCATGTTGGTATGATCATGAACAATACTTCGAGTAATATGAATAATAGTTTATTCGTTATTGGTTCAAATAATAGTTCAAATTTCTTTTACAGATATGATGGTACAGAATGGCATGCTTTATCGAATCTTCCTCAAAAATATAGATCGATAGGGCAATTAGCTGTAATCGATTCTGAACCATCGACATTAATCTATTTCTTATGCTACAAATCGCCAACGTATGCTATGTATAGATATTCCATTATCGATGATACTTGGACTTTAGTTAACGATACATATTTTACATATGACATACCAGAATTTTCAGTACTGGTATATTATCCGCCTGACCATTCTATCATACAGTTGGGAGGGGGTAATAGTGCAACCGCTATGTATAAGTTCAATTACTTAACAAATGAATGGCATACGGAATCTATTTTGCCGGTTCATTTTAATAGTGGTGGGGCATGTGTTACCGATGACGATTCTATATGGATAATGGGTGGTTCAAAGTTTGAGGATAATAATCAAAAGATTATATATCGATATAAAAATTCAGAATGGACAGCGGTTAAAACTAATATGATAAAAAACGGAGATAAATATGAGTTGTCCACATCTGATGGTAAAAAATATTTTAAAGGTATAAGGAATAATATAGAATACAATTTGTTAGCTGCTTTACCAGTAACTACTGATTGGATTCATTTAAAATCGGGAAATAACGAAGTTATATGTAATTTTGTAAAAGGATCTAGTGACATATCGACCAATAATGACTATTATTTCAGATCCTATTTGACCTATGATGATAATTTAAAGGGGGTGTAAAAATGAATGTGTTTATATTAAACAAAGAATTTCAACAGATTAAAATTGTTGACTATTATACCTCTTTTATATGGACAGTACGTTTTTTAGATTCTGGAGATTTCGAAATGCAATCACCAGTTAATTCTGAGTTTATAAAAGATTTAGAGGTTGGTAATTATATATTTTGTGACGCTTTCTATAAAGACGGTAAGGCTCCATTAATGATTATAGAAACTATAGAAATTCAAAAGAAAGATAATTCAGATTTTATAACCATTAATGGGAGAGATTTAAAAAGTATATTAGATAGAAGAATAATATGGGGTCTTACAACTTTTAATTCAGGAGAATATTTGCATAATGTTATACAAAATTTATTTGTTAATAACATTAGTAATCCTCCGGATTGGTCTAAAAAATATGTTTTCGGACCCGATTACGAAGAAGAAATAAAGATTCAAGGAATATACAGAAAAATAAATAACTTTATTATCGAAGATGGATCCACATTATATGAAAACGTACAGATAGACGAAGATAAGCAATACAATGGCGAAAACATTTATGATGTTTTTCGAGATCTATTACATGCATATGGTTTCGGTCTTGATGTGTTATATGACTTCAATAATGCTCGATTAACACTTATGATATTGGATAAAAAAGATCATAGTACTTATCAATCTATAAACACCCCATTAATATTTTCTTCAAATTTTGATAATTTAAAAGATGGAAAATATTTATTTTCCACAACAAATGAAAAAAATACAGCATTACTCATTGGTCAAAAATATGAAGAAGATGACCAGTATAATGTCATGTATAATTTTATAGAGAATGATATTTCTGGATTAGATAGAAAAGAGACTTTTATAGATGTTAGCAGCATAGCCAGGATAGATGAAGAAACACAACAAGAATATGGTAATAGAAAATACATGGCTATGTTAAAAGACAAGGGCATCGAGGAATTAAGTAAAATGACAATCGTTAACAAATATGATGGGGTTATAAATGAAATCGCAGGTTATCAGTATTTGGAAGATTATAATATTGGCGATATTTGTGAGATTTATGATGATTTTGGAAAGTCTAATATAGTATATATAAGTGAAGTCGTAATGAGTGTCTCGAATAACGGACAAACAATAATACCAACATTTTCGTCTTTGGACGAAGAAAATTAAAGGAGGAAATAAAATGGGAAGAACAAATTACAATGACATTTATTCGTATGAGATTTTTGAAGATGGGTATGACATATACAATTCTGAAAATGTCGATCCTGATCACGCTTGGATAAGGCAGAGGGGCGAGTTTTCCAGGCTTTTTGTACCGTATGGTTCGTATGAGGAAAATGCTATAGCACAGATCGAGGACATCATTAGGCAGAATGAAGCATACAAAGAAAGAGGGGTTATCGATGAAGGATGATATTTATTCAGTAAACGTATCCTCTTTAAATATAAGACCCGAACCAAAATAAGTAGTCGTATTAATCTTCAGAATAATACAATTGTTAAAGAAAACTGGCAAAAGTAACAATCGTTACACCTACAGCCGTAGACGCTTACTTCAATGTCACAGTAACTGCTACAATTACCGTTCCGGTGATTTGCGGTTGCTTTGATATAGCAGTAGAGAACACCTCTACAATACCGGTAAATGTCCAGAACGCTAACATTACCGTTAGCCGTGAAACGTAAGGAGGTGATAATCATGAGAAAAGAACTTTTCAAAATAGACCAGTAATAATGTTTTAAGGGAGGTGCTGATATGGCAGAACCTAACAGTCGTGCGGAGGCTATTCTGCGCGCAACAATTGATGGGGAGGAATATACAGGCCTCCCACATTCTCGCTTAGAGGCGCTCTTAATAGAGCTTAATCACAGCGGGGGTGGAGGTGGTGGAGGTGGTACATCAGATTATAACCAGCTCTACAATCTTCCAACAATCAACAATAGCCCTATCAAAGGTGAGATATCCGATGATATTTTGGAGCTTGTTGAGCCACTGACAACTGATGAAGAGAATGATCTTCTCGACATCATAACAGAAGACCCAAATGACTAATAAAAGGAGGGAATTATTATGGCAGTAGAGAATTATGCATCCTATGCGAATCTTAGTGAGATATTTACTAAGATTGAAACAAAACTTTCAAACAGATACACAAAGGCTCAGGCAGATAGCGCTATAGCATCAGCGATTGGTGGTGTAACACAGTTTAGCTACCAGATCGTAGAAGAGCTTCCGGCAACAGGTGAAAAAGGTGTAATCTATCTTATACTCAATGGCGAGTCAACAGGATCTAACCTTTATAACGAGTATATTTGGATAGAGGATACGAGCACTGGTGTGGCTGGTAGTTTCGAGAACCTCGGTCAGAGAGACCTGGATCTGTCTGGATATTTGGTACAGGGCGATGTTAAGGTTAATACAACTACTCTTGAGAAGACAGCTGATGCTGAAGGAGGAAATGGCTTCACAATAGATCTGTCTGCAGCAACCAAGGCTTCTCTTGCTAAGGCTGACTCAGCTGTGCTGAATATAATACAGGGTACAGGTATCAATATAACGGAAATGGGACAAGGAACTGGCGAGTTTGAAGTGGCTCTTAATGCTGCTTCACAGGCATCTCTTGCTAAAGCTGACACAGCTGTACAGCCTTCCGCATTGGTTGATTTCCTGGTAGGATCCGACGTTAAGGTTGATGGTACTACGATCACTAAGACGGCAGACGCTTCTGGCAATGGGTTTACACTTAGTGCGGTAGCAACCACCGAAGAGCTCACAACTGATCAGGTAACTGCTCTTAAAGGTATTTTTACTGACGACTGATAATATCTATGGACTAGCTAGGATTGTATTTTCTTAGCTAGTCCGTTTAAAATGGAGGTGAAGCAAATGGCTGATACATGGAATACTAAAAAATGGAGTGGATATACTCCTTATAATGGTGATGCGATCTGGACCGATGGAAGTGATATCTACTACTCAAATGACAATCTGCAATATGTCTTAGTAACAGAAAACGAGTGGATCCCTAAGACATGGAGTGGATTAAAATCTTTTTATGCTGAATACATCTGGACCGATGGTGAGAATATTTATTCGTCTTTTAGTGGTGATAATTATATCCTAGATAAATCCACGTCAACATGGAGTACTAAGACTTGGAGCGGATTAACCAATTTTAAAGGCTGCTACGTCTGGTCTGATGGAGAGAATATTTATTTCTCAAGTGGTTCTACCCAATACGTCTTAGACAAATCTACGTCTACATGGAAATCTAAGACATGGAGCGGATTGACTTCTTTTGATGGTAATGAAATCTGGACCGATGGAGAGAATATCTATTACTCAGGCGGTTACTCAAAGCAATACGTCTTAGACAAATCCACGTCTACATGGAGCAAAAAGACATGGAATGGCTATACTTCTCCTAACGGTAGCAACATCTGGACCGATGGAAGTGATATCTATCACTCAAATGTAGATTATGATGGTACAGAAGAACAATACGTCCTAGACAAATCCACAAGTACATGGAATCCAAAAACATGGAATGGAATGCCTTCAAACCTTTATGGCTATAAAATCTGGACCGATGGAAAGAATATTTATTATTCGAATAAATCTGACCAATACGTCTTAGACATCCCGCCTGCTACACCCAACTACGTATCCTACAACAACGCAACTGAGATATTTACATCCGTGAAAGCGTACGTCGATGGAAAAACAGATGCATTCACAACTGATCAGGTAACTGCTCTTAAAGGTATCTTCACTGATGACTAAAAAAAAGGGGGGGGTGAAGTAAATGGCTGATACATGGAGTGCTAAGACATGGAATGGATTGACTGATTTTGTTGGTTATCATATCTGGACTGACGGAGAGAATATCTATTATTCAGGCGGCAATTCACGACAATACGTCTTAGATAAAGCTACAAATACATGGAATCCTAAGACATGGAACGGAACAACGGCTATTATTGGAGGCGAAATCTGGACCGATGGAGATAATATTTATTGGGACGGGATATATACTTATCCTTATGTTTTAGACAAAGCTACGAGCACATGGAGTAAAATGACTTGGAGCGGATTAACTTCTTTTGATGGCGGACTAGTTTGGACCGACGGAAATAATATATATTATTCAAGCGGCTCAAAACATTACGTCTTAGACAAAGCGGCAATCGAGTGGATCCCTAAGACATGGAACGGATTAACTTCGTTTAGTGGTTCTAACGTTTGGACAGATGGAAGTGATATTTATTACTCAAGTGGTAATGACCAATATGTCCTAGATAAGTCAACAAGTACATGGAGTAAAAAGATCTGGAGCGGATCAGTAGTGCCTCTTGGTTCCCACATCTGGACTGATGGAAGTGATATTTATCATTCTTATATCAGCGATCAATACGTCTTAGACAAATCTACGTCTACGTGGAATCCTAAGACATGGAATGGATTAACTTCATTTGGTGGTAATAAAATCTGGACTGACGGAACTGATATTTATTATTCGGATGATTCCACTCAATATGTCTTAGATAAACCTGCACCCACACCAAACTACGTATCCTATAGCAACGCAACTGAGATACTCACATCTGTAAAAACATATATTGATGGAAAAACAGATACGTTCACAACTGATCAGGTGAACACTCTTAAAGCTATATTCACTGATGACTAAAAGGAGGTGCGATAAATGGCTGATACATGGAGTACTAAAGAATGGAGTGGGTTAACTTCGTTTTATGCTGACGGCATCTGGACAGATGGAGCGAATGTTTATTACTCAAATGGTTCTACTCAATATGTACTGGATAAATCTACATCCACATGGAATACCAAGACTTGGAGTGGATTAACTGATTTTGATGGTGAGCAAATCTGGACCGATGGAGATAATATTTATTACTCGTTGGGGTCGGATCTTTACATCTTAGACAAGGCAACGTCTACATGGAACACAATATCATGGACATGGAGTGGATCAACGGATTTTGGTGGTGAATTCGTCTGGGCCGATGGAAGTAAGATTTATTATTCTGCTGGTTCTGAGCAATATATGTTTGCTAAAGATGAACGCCTGTGGTTTGAAATACATTGGGAAGGGCCAGCCAGTAATAATGTTTCGTTTTATGCTTACGGCATCTGGACTGATGGAGAGAATATTTATTATTCATACCATTCTGATCAATATGTCTTAGGCAAAAAAGATTCCTTCACATGGCTTCCCAAGACATGGAGTGGAGTAGAACCGTATAATGGCAGCAACATCTGGACAGATGGAACTGATATTTATTACTCAGATGGCTTCGATCAATACATCCTAGACAAATCTACAAGTACATGGAATAAAAAGACATGGAGCGGGGTAAGACCGTATAATGGCTCCAAAATCTGGACAGATGGAACTGATATTTATTACTCAGATGGCAATAGTCAATATTTTCTCGGAACTCCATCTGCACCCAACTACGTATCCTATAACAACGCAACTGAGATACTCTCATCTGTAAAAACATATATTGATGGAAAAACAGACGAGTTCACTCCGGCTCAAACGAATGAATTAAAATCGATATTTACGGATGACTAATGTACCACATCAAAAGGCATGCTGATATTTTATTGGCATGCCTTATTCTTTAATTCCAATCCGGAAGGGATTAAAGAAGCAAAATAACAAAAAGGAGGTAAATTAATAATGGCCGATACATCATGCATGTCATATGAAAATGCTTTAGAGCTTTTTAATACTCTAAAGGATTATATCGATAATCATTCTGGCGGTGAAAAAGAAAAAATATCGACGAAAGTTAAATTAAATACATTAGATAAAATAATAGATTCTAAGACATGGGACGGAACAATGACTTCTTTTTACGGCAGGTACATCTGGACCGATGGCGAGAATATTTATTATTCTTATTCTTCAGTTCAACACGTCTTAAATAAATCCTCGTCTACATGGAAATCTAAGACATGGAGTGGGTTAACTTCTTTTAATGGCCCTTACATCTGGACCGATGGAAGTAATATCTATTATTCAAGCGGTTCAAAGCAATACGTCTTAGACAAATCGACATCCACGTGGAAATCTAAGACATGGAACGGATTAACTAATTTTTATGGTAACAACATTTGGACCGATGGAGAGAATATCTATTTCTCAAATAGCTCTACTCAATACGTATTAGACAAATCCACGTCTACTTGGAATACTAAGACTTGGGGTGGATATACTCCTTCTTATGGTTATAACATCTGGACCGACGGTGAGAATATTTATTATTCTTATAGCGGTAATAATTACGTCTTAGACAAAGCCACGTCTACATGGAGCAAGAAGACATGGAGCGGAAGATATACTTTCGATGGTCAATACATCTGGACTGACGGAGAGAATATTTATTACTCATATATTGATCTCCAATACGTCTTAGACAAATCTACGTCCACATGGAACAAAAAGACATGGAGTAGATATACTCCTTCTTATGGTGAAAACATCTGGACCGATGGAGAGAATATTTATTATTCTTATGAAAGTGATCAATCTCAATACGTCATCAAACCAATAATACCATCAGTAAAATGCAAATAAGGAGGTGATAATAAGTGGGCAATATTTCATACTGGATAACAGGGATTGTCTCTATAATCGTTGCCGCTTTGGGTTCATCATGGCTCGGTGTATGGATAAACTCAAAACGAGAAAAGAAAACTGAGATATACAAAAAGATCGATGAAATTGAAACAGATGTTAACAAGCATATTGAGGTTGTTGAGAAAGCATTAACAGGCATTGAATATCTCGGAATTAAAATGAGTTGCTCTCGTATATTGGATCGCGGATACGTTACAATCGAAGAACTCGAAGATATTGAAAAGCTGATGTATAAACCATACACAGCTATGGGAGGAAATGGGGTGGCTAAAGAGTTGTTCGAAGAAATTAAACGACTTCCACATAAATCAAAAAAGGAGGAATGATTATGAAACAGTGGATAATCAAGGCGGGGATAAGAGCGATAAAGACGTTCGCTCAGACGTTACTTGGCTTCATGGCAGTAGGCCTTGCTATCAACGAGATCCCTTGGGGATACGCACTGTCGGTGTCGACGGTCGCACTTATCGCATCGTTACTGACGAGTATAGCGGGCTTACCAGAATTGAAGAAGTCAAAGAGTGATGGCGAGATTATATTTGGAGCCAACGGACAATCTAGGGTTATCTTAGATACTAAGAATGTAGATGCAAAAAGAGTAACATTGGATATTCTGGAGAGTGATCCAGAAGACTAACAAGCTAGCTAGAACATAATTTGTTCTCCTTTCTAAAAGCGCGGGGGTTTGGTATTTGGCCTCCGCGCATTATTTACAAGTGCCCTAATTTTTTCGCGTGGAATACAATATATATAATGAAGAGAAAACAAACGGGGTTTGATGAAATTGATCAAACCTGGATGCGATATAAACGTCCTGCTTGGCAAAGCAGATGTGGAGGCCGTTAGGGTTAGCGGACTGTGTAATTAACCTAGAACTGATTTCAGTTCTCTCTTTTTTTCGCGTGGAATACAATGCGTATAATGAAGGTGATTAATAATTGAAAGGAGTGATTATTATGAAAATCAAAGATTTTGTAAACAAGTTATATGATAACAAAGATGCTTTTAAAGGAGCTGTAATGATTATTATTAACGGAAGTTTTGCAACTAATGTTAAAGAATTATTCAGCGATATTAGAAACATTGATAGCATTCAGAAATTTGTAGCAGACAATGATGATATAATATACAAGGTTAAAACATTATAATCCCTTCTTTGAGGAGCCGTGTGCTCCTCTTTTTTCGCGTAGAATACAGAGTGTATAATGAAGATGATTATGGTTATATGATTTAATATAATTATAAGGAGGACAAAATTATGGATACAAAACAGATAGAAACCAAAGAGGTTAAGGCGAAGAAAGGCGTAAGCAAATTTGGTATTTTTGTAATTGTAATTCTGACAATTTTTGGTACCCTCACGGTACAGAAGATGTTGGATGTAGCAGAATCGAAAGCGAAAGTAGAAGCTCAGATGAATGAGCAGATCTACGACGCATGGATTCGTGGCTATCATCCCAACGGAACTGAGGCGTGGGCAACCAATAAGAATTGCAGTCGCAAGGATATTGATGAGTTTATACAGGAATCGATTAACAATGGCGGGGAATATCCTGCATGTGGACATTATGAAGTGGACATTAATTATAACTATGATAAATGATAAAAATCATATAATCATCTTCGCGGAGGAGCCGGGTGCTCCTCTTTTTTCGCGTGAAATACAGCGTGTATAATGAAGGTGATTATTTTAATTATAGGAGGTATTATTATGAAAAATATTATTTCTAGAGTTATTATACTCGCAATGACAATTGTAACTATTGGAATGGTTTCAGCGGTTCCCGCTAAGGCGGAGACGAGGGAAATCTACAAGAACAACAGTTATGTATTTGATCGAACAGAGATGCACGATTATACTGTTATCGTGTACGATCATTTCGGATATAGATCTGAATTTACTGGATCGACGATCTTACATACAGAGCAAGAAACGATGTATGCATTAGATCAGATATTTAGTAATTTCAAAACTATATACGATGAGATCGCACAGCAGATAAAAGATGATCTGAATTGTAAGGACGATATGTTATACATGATGTTGTATATTGAAGGTATTCATTCGTCAACGATTAGCGGAACTCGAATGGAATTTTACGATGAGATGCAAAAGGCAGTTGAGTGGTATGATGAAGCAAAAATGAGATTAGTAAATAGTAATGAATCTATGTAACAAATAATCATCACCTTCGCATAGGAGCCGGGTGCTCCTATTTTTTCGCGTGGTATTTTCTTTCTATAATGAAAGGAGTGATGCATATGTTAATTACTATATTTGGATTGCTTACTATAATAATAGTAGGCACAACAGTAGCAGCAATTAAAGATAGCAACTATTTCAAAGGAGGAATGACTTATGAGAACGATTGAGAAGATTGGATCGGATGCATATAATGATGTTCTTGACATGTATGTATGCCAGGGATTGACAACACGAGAGATAGCAGACAAGCTTGACATCGCGGAGGCAGTCGTGGTAGACGTGCTTGTAGAACAGCATTATATAAAAGACTGATCAACTCGAGAGGATTTTACAAGTCCTCTCCTTTTTTCGCGTGATATTTTTCTCCTATTATAGGAGGTGATAATATGAGAGTATACACAACTAAAAAAGAACGCAGAGGAATACAGCAATGTATTGAAAAGCTTTCAGATGCACAAGTGATAAGCGATTGGGGTTATTATGATAATAACTATAGTCGTTGTTCATGGAGTGATATGGAACGCAATTTCATGGAAGGCAGTTGTAACAATGGGTTTTTTGAAAAGAAAGGTGTTGATGTATTATATTACATCTAATTAGGGCACACATGTGCTCTAATTTTTCGCGTGGAATACACACTCTATAATGAAGATGATATTTTGAAAGGAGTGATTTATTATGTTTAGAGAAATTCGAAATACAGAGGCACAGCAACTTGAAAGGTTAAGAAAGGAAGAGGAAGAAAGAAGAATAGCCAGAAATGGATATTTGAAAATCAAACCTCAGACTGATATAACAGTTGAAGAAGCGATGTCCTTTATGGACAATTTATTTATGATGGAATCAACTAATATTTGATAAATCATCTTCAGAAGCAGGGTGGCTTTAAATAGCTGCTCTGTTTCTTTCGCGTTAAAATCGCGTGCTATAATGGAGGTGATAAATATGGAGATTTATATTATTACGATCGTTTTAGTAGCGATACTTTTAGAGGCATGGATCTGCATATCATTCATGGTATTTGATATCAAAAATGGTAGAAAGATCAGCAATCTAATTGAGTATTTCTTAAAAAGATCGGAAGAGAGAAGACTCCGTAAATCACGGAGAAACTAGGGCACTTATGTGCTCTGGTTTTTCGCGTTATATTTTGGTGCTATAATGAAGTGTTAATAATCAGTTTTTACTAAAAGGAGGTAATAATATGATTAGAGCGTTGGGTAAATTGATGTTAATAATTGGAATACTTTTATTACTACCTGTTATAGGTGTAGTGATCGGAGTAGTCGGATTAACGACACCAATTATAGCCGGTCTGATGGTATTATGCTTACCACTTATAGTGATAGGCATGATTATTGGCAGATCAACAAAATAGGATGGGCCTACGGGCCCTTTCCTTTTTCGCGTGATTTTTTGGTGCTATAATGGAAGCAGTCAATATTTTATAGTACAGAAAGGAGCTAACTATGGCAAAATTATGGAACTTTTGGAAAGGAGTACTGATTGGCGCAGGAGGTTTATTACTCTTGTGCTTCTTGGTAATCGTGTACAAAGGAGACAAAAAAGCTTATAACAGATGGCTTGATAGTGCTAGTAAAAAGTAAGCTTCTCGCTAGGGCAACTACGGTTGCTCTGGCTTTTCGCGTTATATTTTGGTGCTATAGTGAGATTATAGGAAAGGAGGATTTAATATGGGCGTAAAAGTCTCAGACGAGCGCAAAAGGATTCTTAAAGCGATGAGCAAAACGGATCCGGGCACTGAGGAATACAAAGCCTTGATCGAGAGATTGAATAGTCTCCCTGACAACAAATTTAAACTTGATGTTAATGGGATTATTCAGTCAGCGATCAAAGCTGGTGGACCGATTATGCTTGGGTTGTTGATCATCGCCTTCGAGAAGAAAGGTGGAGCGTTCGTAAGTCAGGCTAGCAAATTTATTAGATTCTAGCCAATCCTGTAAACTGAATAAGGGGGAGCCGAGTGCTCTCTCTTTTTATTTTTGAAAGGAGATATTATTATGGAAGAGAACATGAATGCAAAGGACAAATTCGAGGAAAAGAAGAACAGTTTTGTAACCAGGGTTAAGGAGAAGGCTAACGATGCAGCTAACTGGGCTATGGATCACCCTATTCAGACGGCTGTAATATCTTCTATCCTTGCTAAGCTTGTAAGGACGGGATATTCTTCATACAAAACGAGGCAGAGAGACACAAGAACATATGATCCTACGATAGGTTCATACTATGATCTCAAGCGACCTCTTACAAATAAAGAGAAATTGGAACTTTCAGAGCGGCATAAATCCGGTGAGTCAATTGGTGATATTTTGGCTGGTATGAGAGTTCTCAAATAATTCGCGTGAAAATTTCCTGCTATAATGAACGGAAAATACTAATTATAAGGAGGACAATATTATGAAACATTTTTTGAGAGGTTTTTTGGCAGTTATGGTTATTGTAGTAGGAGTGATCATTATCCCGTTTACATCGGGAGCAGTGGCAGGAAAACTGTATAACAAGATACTGGATAAGGATTGATCGAAAAGTAGCAAATCACTTATTATTGACACTTCCGTTCACGGAGGGCAACTACGGTTGCTCTCCATTTTTGTGAATGGACGCGTGATATTTTGATGCTATAATGAAATTGATGACATTATTTTGACAGAAAGGAGGCTAATATATGTTGCAGAAGCGAACCATTATTGGTGGAGCATTTGTCATCATAGGTGGTATATTAACCACTATTGGTGGTAAGGTGTTAAAGCCCATTTTGGGGGCTTGCAAAGATTTATATTTAGAGGAATTGAAGGAGCAAAAAGAAGAGATCGAGAGCGAAAAGAAAAAGGAGGAAAGCAAATGACGATAGGATTAATTCTTATAATAGCAGGCGTAGTATTAGTAGCTATGGCTGGTAAGAAAGATGAGTAATTCCAGGAGGGCGTTTGCTCTCCTTTTCTTTTCGCGTGATTTTTTGATGCTATAATAGAGATACACTAAAACAAATTAAGGAGGTATAAAACTATGGCAAAAGAGAAGATCGAGACAACAGAGGAAACCAACGAGGAAAAAATGCCCGTTGAGGTTGCCGAGAAGGAGACTTTCAAAGAGAAGGTTCTCAGACACAAGAATAAGATTCTTGCAGGGGGAGCGATAGTAGCCGGAGGAGCAATCCTGGCGAAATTGGCAAACCATGGAAGAAGAATATTCGCGATCGAGAACTATCTCAGCGATGATCCGGACGATGACAACGACGAGTACGATCCTGATGATGAATCTGACTCGGATGAGTCATGATACGGAATTATTTGTCTTAGGATCCTAAGAGATGGCACACAAGTGCTGTCTCTTTTTATTTTTTAAAGGAGGTATTATTATGGATTTAAAAAGTTTAGTTCTTGGTATTGGCATAGGTGCCACAATCGGAACAATCATTGGTGCGGTTTTTGCAACAAAAGCCACATCAAACAAGGTCAAAGAATTGGCCGATGAGATCGCAGACGAAGAGGTAAAGATATTTGTCGATGATTTCATGAAGCGTATGAACGAGTATAGGGAAGCAGATGAGGCAGCGGAAGTGGCTGAAGAGGAACCGGAGCCTGTAGACGACGCACCTTATAGTAGGTATAATTCTCTGGATTTGATGCATAAGCCATCACCACAAGAATTATTTAAGGACGTTGAAGAAGAGCATCCACAGGAACCGGACGAAGAGACTGATATTTTGGAAGAGAATCCCAAAGAGGATTACGATGATGACAGTCCCTCATGTAAGATCATATCACAAGACGTCTTTGACTCAGACGACGATGATTACATAAAAGAGACCTTGTATTATTATCAGGATGATGATGTTCTGACGAATGATAATGATGAAGAGATCGACGAATACATGTATGTAGGCGATTGCTTGAACAAGTTCAATTTCAAGGGTTCAGATCAGCCGGAGATACATGTCAGAAACAAAGACGAGATAATCGATTACGAAGTAATAAAGATGTTTACATCTTATAGACCATAAGGAGGTAAGACATGAACACGAATATAGCCAAAATCGGCAAGAGAATACTTAAGATGTCAGCAAAGTATTCTCCTGAAATTTTGACCGGTATTGGTGTCGTATCGATCATAGGAACTGCTATATTAGCAGCTAAAGCGGTACCGAAACTGCAGAAAGCTAATAATATAGGAAAAGAATTGATCGAAGATACCGAAAACGATCCCGATCTTACTCAGACTGAAATACAGAGAGATATTTGGGAAATTCGCAAATCTATGTATATCAGATATGCGAAAGCTTTATGGAAGCCGGCGCTTAGTGGCGCTGTAGGTATTGTAGCAATCATATACGCCAACAGAAAGCAGCACAAAACGATTGTTGGGTTGACGAGTGCATATGCCTTAACAGTCCAAGAGTTTAAGGATTTTAAGGAGGCGGCCAGGGAGCTAAAGTTGCTGAATAAAAACAAAGAGGAAAAGATCCGAGACAAGATAGCCGAAAAGAAAGTCAACAAAGCGGTGGATTCAAAGCAACCTATTGTGTTAACCGGTAATGGTGATGATTTGTTTATCGACGACTGGTCTGGGCAGATGTTTAAAGCCAACACAGTAGATGTCGAAAAGGCTTGTATCGAAATGAATCACCAGATGATACGAGAAGATAGAGTTACGATGAATGACTTCTATTATCTCGTAGGTCTACCCGAAGTACCATCAGGAGATCTTGGATTTGAGTCCGCGGATGGCCCTCTTGAACTTATATTTGGTACTGCTTTGAAAGATAACAAAGCTTACATAACAGTTGGTTTCAATCGCGAACCTATGCCATTCTAAGGAGGTGATATTTTGGATACGATTGTAGATTTTGACGACATAGTCGGAGCAAAGTTGATAATATTAGAAGCTAACAATACTAATGTGGTTAGTCTGACTTGTACGGACGCTAATGGTGATTATTATGCCATAGCGATCCCGAATGTCATATATAAGAAATTCGAAAAGGAGGAAGTGACCGATGGCGAAGGTAGAGTTGGACATACCGGAGTTTCAGAAACCACCGACGGCGAAAAAGAAAGCAGTAGCGACGTCGGAGAAGAAGATAACTCAGGTGACGCAAGCGAAGACCAGGGAACAGCCACTGGGGAAGAAAATAGCTGAGGCATTGCTACCTTCTGACGTTAGAGATATCAAAACATACTTGATATTCGACGTCTTGATTCCTCAGGTGAAAGATGCGTTCATGGATCTTTTGAATGTTGCGTTTTATGGTGAATCCAGAAGACGAGCTCCATCCAGAGGTAAGTACTATACCAATGAAAGAACATCATATTCTAGTTATTATAGATATGGTGACAGAGATCGAGATAGGCGTGAAGAGAGATCAAGGCGCTCAAATGATATTCCGGAAATCATTTGTGATACCAGACTTGATGCGCAAGACGTGATCGAAGAGATGAATAATCTTATCGATGAATATGAGAACGTGTCCGTGGGCGATCTCAATCAGATTGTTGGTATAACAGGAACACCGCAGGATGAGAAATTTGGATGGTATGACATCTCATCAGCAAAAGTAAGGAGATGCGCCGATGGATATTTGGTAGATCTGCCAAGACCAAGGCCGTTAGATTAAGGAGGTATATTATGAAGTTAACAAGAATGAAACTAAAGCTTGTAAAGCATGCACCTGCAATTATGATGGGTGTAGGTATGGTGACGATCGGAGCGGGTGTTGTGATGGCATGTAGATCGACACTGAAAGTCGATGATATTTTGGAGAGACATAAGGATCTTCTCGAGAATGCGAGATCTCTGCCTGATCAGGTTAACCCGGTTGATAACACAGAAATCGATGAGAAGACAGTAAGGAAAGAGGTAGCTAAAGTATATGGTCATACAGCTTTGAGTATTGCTAAGCTGTATGCATTGCCTGCGGGCCTGATCGTTACTGGATATTTCTTGTCAATCAGTGGGTTTGTAAAGCTCCACAAGTATGCAGCCGGAGTAACAGCGGCATATGATACATTGCTGATATCTCATAACAAGTTAAAGAAAGCAGTGATAGATGATCAGGGGGTCGAGAAGTACCATGAGTATATGTATGGTAAGGGTAAAAAGAAAACAGTAGAAGCCAAGACTGTCAACGATGACGGTGAGGAAATATACAAGAACACCCAGGCCATAATAATGGAAGATGGCCGAGAAATACCTCTTAGTGGATATGCGCAGCTCTATGCCAGAGGTATAAGCAAGCAGTGGGATGCCAACGAATGGTATAACCGAACTTATATTAACGGCCGGATGGAGATGCTCACTGTCAAGCTGATCGATAGAGGACATGTGTTCTTGAATGAGGCTTATGAAGCATTGGGATTCCCGCATACAAAGGAAGGTTCTGTAATAGGTTGGATTTATGATCCGAGTGACCCGGATTCGGTAGATCATGTAGAGTTTGATGTACACGAGGTATGGCTGCCTGAGGTTAATAAGGATGACAAACCTATATATGAAGTAGCTTATTACATAGACTTCCCGAATCTGTCCGGTGTCATATTGGATAAGATTTGAAGAGTACCATACTTCGAATCTGAGGAGGATGTGTTCGATTTATTCGATTATCCTCCTCAAACTATTGATTCTTATCAATTAGGGAGGTTTGCATTATGGGGACTTTAAGAAAAATTTTAGATGCCAAGTATATTAAAAAGATATTTATTATGGATCGAAACGATGGCAAATGTTATGTGCTTACAGAGAAAACCCCGTATCTGGAAGCTTGCGATGTAACTAGTAAACTTGAAAATCGTTACGTAGAACGATTTGAATTCGACGGACGATGGGCATTTGTGATATTAGATAGGCTCACAACCACAAACAGAAAGGAGCTGCTATGCGACAGCGGAATCAGGAGTTCGATAAAACCACCGAAGAGATCGAGTATTATGAAAAAGTGGATAACCGGGCGCCGAAATACATAAGAACAAATGAGTTTATGGATCACGCTAATGATCGTTCAAATCTCAACATAATGAGAACAGCTTTGGAAAAGGCTGGATTTAATATTTCAAAGGAGGATGCATAAAATGGATGCTAAAACAATTTCCCTTATTCAGTTTAACACAGGAAGAAAAGTAACTTTTGACGAGGATCGTTTCGAGGTGTTGGTTAACGACAATGATATTTTCGTTGTTTTGAAAGACCAGCCCGAAAAAATAGCACTGAGGTGCAAATGGGATAGTGTTCTTTATATTCGCCACGGTGTTTATAAGAAGATCAAACCACAGCCAAACAGACGCTCAACTTTGGGTATTCCGTCTAATGTCGTGACAGTGACTAGCGACGAGGATGTGACTACACCGGTTGAGTAATTTAGGCGGGCGGCGTTTTATGGGTGCTAAGGCGTCGCCCATATATTTTTATTTTAGAAAGGGTGACAATTATGACGGATGAAGAGCAGGTATATTATAGCGAAAATAACAAATGTTGCGGTACATGCCAATGGCATTGCTTGAATCCGAATAACGCAAGCAAGATCGGCAAACCTTGGTTATGCGGTAATGAGGAATGCAGCAGCTTTAAGAGAGCAAAGCCCAATGGTAATGGAACAAGATGCAAAAGCTGGGAAGCAAGAAATCCATATGAATGGATATATTCGTGCTATTACTTGGTGAAATGTACATCAAAACCTGAAGCAGTATGGCAGGTTAACGGTGGGCACCAGGGTTTGCATCATTTATATTTTATAGCTCCTGCTGTTAGAAAGTATTATGATGAAGAACTTAATCACGAGATGTTTTTTAATGACTTCGTAAGAAAAGACGATAAGAAAACAGCTAAGGAGGTTGCTGAGAGTATCCGTCGTATGTGTGCTCGAGCGTTTCATATGACTACTAAGGATGTTGATATTTGTCTTAAACATTGTAAGGAGGTAGAAGTATGAGATGTCCTTATTGCGACTCAGACAATCATAGGGTTAAGGATACACAACACGATAAAAGCTATATTTACCGCCTTAGACATTGTAAAGATTGTAATAAAACATTTGGTACTATCGAGTCTTATGATAACTTGATATTTGTTAGAGATATGATTAATAAGATAAGGAATTTATCTAAGAAAGGAGACTAATTATGGATATTTTTACTAATTGCGACATTTGCAAAGCTCCTGCTAAGGTAACATTAGGTAGCTGTCATGGAAGTGAGACACCGATGATTTATCCGGCGCAGTCTGTAAAAACTTACAACGGATACTCGAATTCGTCACAGACTAGAATTTTATGCGAGGATTGCTATAATAAAATCGACGGGTTTATCAAAAGCCTTATTGGTGAGGAGAAGACTGTCGATGAGGAGGTCATAGAATCCAAAGATAGTAAGGACGACAATCCGGCAGAGTTGACTTTTATTGATATTGAAGACTGGTTCACAAGACGTGGCATAAGCAAGTGGATCATGAATCTACTCTGGCAAGATTTGACCACTGAGGAAAGGGCTGGAATACATAGTATTGACGCTTTTTACAAAACTTTCACCGGTGACCGAATAATGATGGCTCGTAGACTTGGTTGTAAGACAGTAGATCGGCTTGCTGAGATTGCGAAAGCTAATGGATATACGTTCGTTCCATGCAAGAATCTTATTAATGTGAAAAGATACAATCGCCAAAAGAAAAGCGCATCATGGAAACTCGAACATCCAGAGCCTGCTAAGAAAACCGAAGAACTTAAAGACTGTACACAGCCTTACAAATTAGTAACGTCAACAGATCCTGCCCATATTTATGAAAAGGCAGCTGAGAGACCGAAACTTATATATAAGGAGCTGAAGTCTCTTGGTGCACCATATGAGGTATGTAAAGCCCTTGGACAGTATTGTAATAAGGACTTATACCTCAATAAAGATATTTACGACTTGAGTTCTTTCTGCGAAAAGATGAACGATGCCGATGTGATAAGACTTTCCAAAGTAGGGTCAAAGTATTATATGGCCATCAAGTATTTCCTGCACGATCAGGGGTTAGAGCTTAAGTCTATGACTGTAGAAGAAGTGAAGAATCTTTTATATCCTATGTATGCTAAGTACGATACCGTATTAGCCAACACTTGTAAAAGGAAGGGATATAAACCTGTAGAAGTAACTGACTGGACTGAAGCTGAGTTAAAGCTTCATCACTGGATTTGAAAGGAGAATGATTATGAAACCAGATAATGTTAATCACCCATCACATTACGCAGATCACTGCAGCATCGAGTGTTTTGATGCTATGAAGGCGATTCTTGGATATGAAGGAATCGTATATTTCTGTTTCGGAAACATGTTCAAATACCTCTGGCGCCATAAGTTTAAGAATGGACTCGAGGATGTTAAGAAAGCAACATGGTATTCCGCGAAAGCCATGGAGTGTGTTAGTGAGATCGAGGATACAGATCTTAAGACTGCTAGCCGCTTAAGCGATATAGGCTGCACTCTTATGGATATTTTGGAGAAGGCTGATAAGGAGTATCCGCCAGAAGAAGACAAGGATCTTGATGATGGTTTGGATGAGATGCTTGAGAAATTGGCAAACGATTACGATAAGGAGAAAAAGAAGACTGTAAATTATGTTCCATATTGGGATTCAAAAGGTAACTATCACAGCGATGTTGTAATCAAAAAGGAGGAAAAGAACAATGCAAAAGATGAGAGCCCTAGCAAGGCAGAGGAAGTTTTGGATAATATTGGCGATTACATTACACGTTATGATGGTGATTTGTCCGATAGTGCGAAAATCGCCCATATCCATGGCTTACTCGCAACATATTACTATGGAAAGTGTTTCGGATCAGATAGCTGATATTTGCATAGAGGAATGGCCAACATATGGAATATTACCATCCATAGCAGTTGGTCAATCATTTGTGGAGTCTACTCTAGGTAGGGTAGGCTCCAACCTTTTTGGAGTTAACGGTTGTTCTGGATTAGATGTTGCGAGTGCTACATATAGATATTTGCAATGTATGCATAATCGATATTTCAGAGGTGAAATGGCGCATATCACAGATCGCGAAGAGCAACTGGCTATAATAATGAAGGGAGGACGATATTGTGAAGGGCAATATCCGTACGGAAGCTATTACTATAATGTCATCAGATCAATCTATCGATACGGATGGGATAGATACGATGATGCGCTACTACAGAAACTTGATGAAGAAAAACAAAAAGAGAGAAGAAGAAAGGCAGCGGCGTTACGCAGAAAACGACATAAAGAACCTTTCCGAGTTATATTCTCAAATGACTGTGAAGTCGGTACATGCATAACAGATCCTAAATGGATTAAGAAGGGTTCTACTGTTATATTTGGTTTTAAGCATTATGAGGTTGTAAGGACGAAGAAAGGTCTCCGTAATACTATCATCTTACATGATCCTTGGGATGATTGGAGAGATGATATTTTTGAGATGTGGAGTCCTGAAGAGGCTTATTTAACTGATGTTATAGAGAATGCGAAAGGTTAGGTGATATTTATGACAAATTACGAGTGGCTGATAAAATACAATGAGGAATTAGTAAAGAGTATCTTAGCTATACATGTATGCAAAGAAAAAGGAATACCTGGTCGTTGCTCAAAGACCAAGTGCGATAATTGCGATTTCAACAGTGAATGTTCCTACAGTGTTTCTTGCTGCACCGATGCTACTAAGAAATGGCTTGAAGAGGAACACGTGCCATTATATAAGAAGGGAGATCTTGTGGTTGATTCTAATGATCAACTGGCAGTAGTGGTTAAAGAAGAATTCTTTGATTCTGGATGTGATGAAGCCATGGTGATGATATCACACTATGTTGATAATACAATAGGTATAAAAGAGCATGTGACTGAGATCAAAAAGAAAGTTGGTCATATATAATTATATGAAAGGATGATATTTATGAGATATGATTTAGATGACATTATATATAAATACGAAAGGTCAATAAAATGGCTTGAAGAACACAAGGAAGATGCAGGAATAAAATATACGACTATAGAAAAACATGCCGCAACTTTAAATTACTTGAAAGAGCTAAAAGAACTGAAAGAAAAATTAGACAAGCCAACAGGACAAGTAATAGATGCGATTCATTATCGCAAAATCAAAAAGATTGAGTTTAACGGCCCGGCTACAATTATATTCTGGGATGATAACACTAAGACAGTGGTAAAGAACACAGTACCATCAGAATATGATAGAGAGAAGGCAATCCTTTATGCGGCGGTAAAGAAACTCGCAACAAAGAAAGAGTATAATGATATTTTAAGAACTATCGATAAAGGGAGGACTAATGATGAATGGATATGAAAAGGAGGACCTAGATGCACTCAAACTGCAAGAAAGAAAGTGAGGATAATGATGGATGGAGAAGCAATCTATCAGTATGTTGAAGAAAAGCACGGAAATGGTATGTTCTTCTACACAAGTTGTTGTGGAAACCAGATGTATAGTGTCGATAACGACCCAATGAAGTATCACGGAAAATTATGCCCTAAATGTTTCTGGAATGGTAAATGGGTAACATTATATTTACGCGGCACGCCCGACGGTATAAGAGTATTTGAAAAAGAAAGTGAGGCGATGCGATGAATGCTAGGCAGATGAAGAAACATCTTAAAAAGCAAATAGACAAAATCCAATCGGATAATCGTTTAATGCGAAACATTATAAACGATTGTCCCACGATGCAGGAATTATATGATGCTTATAACAAGCCATTGAATATCACTAAATGCCCGCTCCAAGAGTTTAGGATGAAGAGAATGATTCCTGTATTAATGGAAAATGATAGAGAAATTGTCGAACATATAAAGCTGGAAGTGGCAAAAGATTTATTCGAGGTTGTCAAAGATAACATATCTTATAGGTTTGATAATGAAAATGGTATAACATTCATTACGGGAAGCATTTTTACCGTAGAAAGTGAGGTTGAAGAATGAGAAAAAAGATATTTGATCTGTCTGTTGGTGATCAATTTATATTTGGTGATAGTCGTATGATCGCCGAGGTTGTATCACCATATGGTTTCAAAGGTATTCCACATGGGTTAGGTAGACTGGGAAATACTAAGAGCGTGGCCGACAACTGTGTTTACTTTATATTTCCTATAGTAAACAGAATAGACATTCACCGGTTCAATAAAAATGTGGAAGTGGAGGTAGTTCCATGAAACTAAACGAACTAGAAAACGGTGAAACATTTATATTTAACAAACACCGTTTTAAGAGAGTCAGGAAGTTGCCGTCCTACGATGATGTAATAGAGTGTATGGATGACAATTGTAGACTTAGGCCGTTTAAAGGCGTTACAGAAGTTGAGCCAGATCAAAGGAGGATAAAATTATGAATGAAGAAAAAGATCTTAAGGATATTGAAGAACTGTATGAGGAAACCAAAGAAAGCGGAAAGAAAGCTTTAAGAGAGTGCAATGCTAAGATTATAGCTGGTGTTATTGTTATTTTGATGACCGGATTCGCTTTGTTCTGCTCTACAATGTTGCTTCTCGGATACTCAGCAATGATATTTTATATAGTACCATTCGCAGTTTCTGCGTTTTTTACGGTTTCTAGTATATGTGCAACCATTAAACACATAAAAACAAAGAATATGATCAAGAGGATGCAGCTAGCCACTGATATTTTAACTGGAATGCTAATTAATAAAAGGGAGGTAGCAGATGACTGATGAAGAAGCAGAACTAAATGTGATAAAGGAGGTAGAAGAATGAAAGTATATTTAGCTATGTATGCTTTACCATTAACATATATGCGTGTTTTGGGTGTCGCTAAAACTAAAAAGGGGGCTTTAAAGATTTTAAAAAGAAATTTTCCTCATATGAGAGGGAACATAGATGATGGAAATCTTGTATCTGACGCATCTGCTAAATATATTTTAAACATTATCGAAATGGAGGTAGAAGAATGATCAAAGTACTCAAATTAGGCAAAACGAAACGCAAACAGTCGTATTATAAGGTTATATGTCCTCATTGTGATAGTGAATTAGTCTGCGAGCTTGATGATATTTGGATGGACGATCCTTATCGCGATATTGGACGTATCACCTGTCCAGTCTGTAGAACCAAGTTCAATTTTATAATTGATGAACCGATCGATCACAATCCGTTCTGGAGTACCACAAGCGCTAAGGAAGTTGGCGATTTGACATACTACAGCGCTCATATGGACGTATCTAAGTCCGGATTAAAGATGCTTATTGATGAAAAGGAGGCTGAGAATGCTACCGATGAATGAGATATTTGCATGCTTCGTAGCCATCATGTCGCTATTGATATTTGCTGATGTGGTGGCTATAGCTAGAGATTTTAGAAGGTTGTAAGGAGGTAAAAATGAATAGAATAATAGGAATGTCAATAGGATTCGTATTAACCATTGTAGGTGGTTATGGTATGTATCATTATGGAAAACTCTGGGTTAAGGAGGTAGAAGAATGATAAACAAATACATCAAAAAGCCTGTTGAGGTTGAAGCATTGCAGATACATGGAAATGTATTAGAAATTAAAGAATTCATCGGCGAAAACGGAGATACCTATTTTAATAATCTTATGAACAGGACAGCTGTCACTATTCACACTTTAGAAGGCGATATGAAAGCAACGGATGGTGACTACATCATTAAAGGAGTAAAGGGTGAGTTTTACCCTTGTCGCAAAGATATCTTTGAAGAAACTTATGAATTAGTAGAAAGCGAGGAGGTAAAGAATAATGACAGATAAGGACATCATAATATGTGGGCACGGATCTGGGAATCCCACTAAGAAAAACTTAAACACGTACTCAACACTACGATATAATCAGCTGGCTCCAAACAGGAAGCATAAAGGTATTGTGGCTGTGAGGAGACTCAAAGGTTTCAATAAACAAAAGAAGTTTGTAGAATACTACAACAAAATACTCGGACGAAACATATACTCTCAGCCGAAAAGATCGTACGTATACAAAAAGGCACCGGATGGTAAATACTACAGCGACTGCAGTAGTTCAGGAATGGCTACACTGATTGAGTGTGGGTATTCATTCCCGTGGTTATACAATACTGCATCTATATACCAGGGCAAAGAGTTCGAAACGGTTAACGTCAAGATCAAAAATGGACATATTATGAATCCTGAAGTTTTGCAGGTTGGTGACGCTATATTGTTTGTAGGATCAGATCCATCTAGGCCTAAGCAGATCGGCCATGTGGAATGGGTATATTCTGTACCTGGCACAAATTGCAAAGTAACTGGTAAAGGCGTTATACGTGCTAAAGCCGATCAGACTTGCAAGCCTCTTTGTGATATTTTCACAGGAGATATGATCAGGATAATCAAAGATTGTAAGAACGGATGGTCTGAGTGCTACTTCGGTGAGATCCACGGCTATGTCAAGAATACTCGTTTCCAGAAGGTTGGTAAGACTGGGTATCCTAAGGCTAAAGCTAAAGAGCATCTTTATATTTATACCAAGAACAACAAACTCAGTAAGAAGACTAATATTGTAGTAGCTAAAGGTGCTGAAGTCAAAATCGTAACTAAGCGTAAGTATTGGTCTTATATCATATATGGGGGAGACAAAGGATGGGTTAAGACAAAATATCTCAATTTTGATATTTGAAACAGGTAGGTAGCACCTATCGAGTTTTAAATATAGGCTGTGGCCCCGTGCCTCCAATCCTAGCTAGATTGGTCTTAACAAAAACGGGGCTATATTTTTAAAGGAGGAATCATATGACATCTTTTGAATCCGATAAAACACTCAAGTCTATAGATAAAAACATAGAGCGATTGGCTAACCAGATACAGTGGAACAACTGGTTGACTTATATTTCCATGATTAACGATAGCAATAAGCCATTGGATTCTTTGAATGATA